CGGAGGAACCAAGGTTCTCGTCGACATGACGATCAAGCTTGACGTCGTCAAGCCGGGGTTCGACACCACGGCGGCGTCAACTGACCTCATCGCGGCGGTGACAGCCAAGATCAACGGGCGCCGCGGCGGCGAGACGGTGTATCTCGACACCGTCATCGCGACGGTGATCGCCGTTGCGCCAGATTACATCGAGGCTGTGTCCGTCACGCAGTTGCTCGTCGCCGGGGTCGTGCAGAACCCGATCGGCGACGTCGTGCCGGCGACGGCGTTCACAACGTTTCGCCCTGGTGTCATCACGATCCAGGGGCCTGGCTAGCCGTGGCTCTCTCTGCCGACGAGCAGGATCTGTTCGACATCGCGCGAGAGATGCTGCCGCACTGGTTCTTCTCGAACGCGCGTGCAAACGAAGAACTCGGCGAGATCGCCAAGCTCAACGGAGCCGCTCTCACTCAAGTCAAAGAGTGGCTCGGGCGACAGACGCTGATATCTCTCGCCGACGGCCCGACGTCGAACACACCGGACTGGCTCAACCAGCACGCGGTCGACCGGGGCACGCGTCGGCAGAACGGGGAGTCGGACGCGGCATTGCGCGCGCGGCTTCAGACCGTTGCACAGGCACTCATTCGCCGGGTGCTGCTTGATGAGATCACGGCGATTCTCGCGGCCGACGGCATCACCTACCCGGCGTATCCCGCTCCCGAGCTCGTGGAACTTCCGCGGGACGCCGTGGTTTTCGGCAACGTCACCGCGAACACCGGGACAGGTGGCACATTCTCGGGCCCATCGGGCGGGGTCATGACCTTCACGCCGACCGTGAAGTTCGCGATGCCGCCGTTCAAACTGGCGCAGTCGCCGTTCGATATCGAGGGCGGGACGACTGGGGCGAAGACCGTGCTCAACGGGCGTGTGCGCTCGTATCAGATTACGTTCACCGGCTCGACGAACGCTGGCAACAACGGAACATTCGTGACCACGGGGCTTTCGGGGAACGGTGTCACGTACACGAACGGCAGCGGCGTTGCCGGCGCTGACTCTGCGCCCACGTGGACCGTCAAGCGCAAGGATTGGCAAGGGACGGTGCTCGACGGATTCAAGCACTCGTATCTGTCTCGAGGAGACCGCATCGGGCGCAGGGGGAGCGAGATCATCGTGATTCTGCCGTTCGGAACGGCCGATTCAACCAAGCGCGCGATTGAGGAGATGTTGCGAACGAAAAAGGCCGCTGGCGTCGCGCTCAGAGTTGAGCGGCGCGCAGTCGCCTAGGAGAACTCGATGGCACTGACAGACAGCAAAGTCCTTCTCTTCAACGACGGCGAGGCCGCGGACTACGTCGACTTCAACGACGTGGTCAAGGGGGCGTCTCAGCGCGCGTGGGAATGGCCGGGATACGCCGACGCGCTTCCGCACGCGCTCGCTTCGTCGGTCGCCTACGAGACGATGTTCAGCGGCGCATCCGAAGTCGACAAAATGGTCTACTGCAAGGGGCCTGGAGCGTCGATGACCATCAGCGGTCTGAACTATCGCATCGGCCAGGGATTTCTTGGAATGTTCGCGGGCACGGCCTCCCCCGTCGTTCTCGACCCGAAGATGCGCTGGATCTACGTTTCGTCGGCACACTCGATCGCGATGACGGCGGCGCCCGCTGGGCAGAAGCGATTCGACGTCGTGACTATCGACATCGCCGAGAGCGCCAGCGATTCCGAGCCGCGCAATTTCAAGGACGCCACGACGGGCGCTCTCTCGACAACGACGCCGAGCAAGCGCACAAAGCTCGCAGGAACGCTCACCGTCACGCAAGGCGTGGCCGCGGGGAGCCCTGAGCCGCCCGCGGCGCCGTCGGCGCACATCGTCGCGCTGGTGCTGGTGAACGAAACTGCGGTCGAGAAAATCTATGACTGCACGATGCCATTTGGTCTCGGACACACGTCGATCGGACTCACCCACACGCCGTCTGTGACCACCAACTGGGGCGCGCAGGCTGGCGGCGCCCTGCTCGCGGGAGCAGCCGGAGCAGTTGCGCACCTGTTTCCCCCGGAGTTCGCAGGAGATCCGTCTGCGCGTCTCCTTGGGGTGGAGATCGGATACACGCTGTCGAGCGGATTCGCGGTCGAAGTCATCGACTTCGAGTCAGCCGCAGCGCTGTCCGTGAATGCGCTGCGTGCAATCACCGGCGATTTTACGGCCGGCGCTGGTCTCAGGCAGAGGGTCGACCTGCGCGGGTATCCGCACCGCGTGGCCGCGGCGACCTGTCACACCTTTTGGGGCACGGGCGCGCCAGCAAAGAGCGCACTCAACAGCGGATCCGGGAAGACGGTCGCCTTGCGAATCACGTCAGGCGCCACGAACGACCGGATCGAGTGGATCAAGTGGCTTTTCGCGAAGGGCTAGTGCGGGCTCATCACGATCGTAGCCGACGTGATCGCTGATGAGCCACCGAGAAGTGACAGCCTGAGCGTGCGCCCGCGATTGTACGGGTTCGGAGTGTAGTACACGTCAGCGTTGCACGATGCCTTCGGAGCGAGCGTCTGTTGCTGGCGACACTGCATCGGATCCGCTTCGGTGAACATCAACTTGAAACCGGTCGGCTCGTCATTGCTTGGCGGGAACGGGTCTTCCGACAGTGCGAGCTCGACGCTAAGACCTGCCGATCCCGTGTTGACCAGCACGAAGCGCAGCCGTCCTTCGCTGGATCCGGGGATGAAGATCTGACCAGGAGTGAACGAAGCGGAAGGGGATGGCGCAGAATCTTGAGGGGCGGCGTCGGCATGCCCGGACGTTCCAGATCCCTCAATCGACACTCGCGCCGTGGCTCCGGCAGATCCCGTGACTACCACCTCGGCGCGACGAAGCCCGACGGCGCGCGGGGTGAACGTGACCGAGAACGCGCACCAGGCGCCCCCGGCGAGCGCGGCCGAGCACCCGTTAGCTTGAGCGGAGAACTCGGCCGACTGTTCTCCGTTGATGGCTGCCACCAACTTACCGCTCGTCGTGTCGCCGTAATTGGTCACCGTCACCGTCTGCGGCGAACTCGGCTGACCCGTCGCCGTGTCCGGGAACACGAGCCGCTCCGGCCGGGCGCCGAGCACCGCGGGGCCGTCGGCCGCCACCGCGTCCCCCTCCACCTGCAGTCCGGCCTCAGGCATCGCGCGGGAGCCCCCCACGAGCGCGTCTGCCGGGTCGGCGTCGCCGACCGGGGACGATACCTCTCCGGGCGAACCGGACGCGTCTGGGGCGACAGCAGTGGGCTTGCCGGACGTGCCGCCGCAGGCGGCGCACCAACCCAGAAAGACAACGGCGGCGACCCTCATTGTCCCGCCGCTCGCGAATCATCCTGATCGGCCTGGCGGATGAGCGCCAAGACCCGCCCATGCCACGATTGAGCCTCCGTGATGGCCGCTCGGTATGCGTGGTCACTTTTGCTCACTTGGTAGGCCAAAAACGTGACGACGTGAACGGGACGAGCCACGTCGTTGACCACGATCTTCAGGTCGACTCGGTTCACCTTCTCCGATGACGTGCGCTTCGCGGTGAGCGCTCCCGCGAGGATGCCAACGGGACCCAGGAGCACGCCGCCCACCAGCGCGCGTCCCGCCTGACTCGAGCGGGATGTCTTCGTCACGGTCTCGCCGTCTTCGAGGATTTCAGCCTGAAGCACGTCGCGATAGTTGATGACTCTCGCAGGAGCGCCACGGCTGACCAAGCACACGGTCTTACTCTCTTGGTCGACCGAGATCCCGGCGCCGCCGTCCACGCCCATGTACTGCTGCGTTGGCTTGAAGCCGGGAGCGGCATTCACCGACGCCTGCAGCGATGCGCGCTGGTTAGCGTTGACGATAGCCATCGCGACGCCGAGTCCGATGGTCAGCAGGGCTACGATCAGGACAAGTTCCATCGACCGCCCATGTTCCGCCCAGTCAAAACGCGTGCCAATCCTGAACGTCTGTCCCTGGGGTGCGCAGTCCCCAGGTCGCGGAACCTGGCTCCCCGCCCGCCCGATGCGAGTCTCCGACTGAGGCTCCGTCGCCGTTTGTACCCCTGTTGACCCCTCGACAGCCGGTGGCGGCGGGGCCTCATCTATCAGCGCTGGGGGGTAGTGGGTCAGTTTGAGGATCCGGCGGACCGCATGCCGCAGTGACGGCCGCAAGGTGATTTGACGCCGCCGTCGCCGCCTTGGTACGAGTGATCACGCGCCATGTCGATGCCCGACGCGGACTTCGCTCTGCTCATGCGCCACCTAGGGTCGGTGGGCGCGAAAGGCCGCGCCTGCCCGGTCTGCGAAACAGCCAGTTGGCGAGCCGACGGTCCCTTCGGCCTCATGGTCCTGACTCCCGATCCGGAGCGCAGTACAGCGGTGATTGTGGGGCCCAAGGTGGTTCCGATGGTCCTTCTCATCTGCAACAAGTGCAGCTACACCATGCAGTTCGCGTGGGCTGAGATAAAGAAGAACGGGCCGTGACCGACGACAACGGCGGCGAGCGCGAACTCGCGAAAGTAACGGTGATCAACCGTAAGGAGATATCGATCTCCCAGACGGTTAACTACGACATGAGCCCCATCGCTGCAGACGCTCACAAGCACCGCGCCGACGCAGACGCGCGAATCGCTGAGGCCCAGGCCAGGTCAGCCGAGGCCACGTATTCCGTGCCGGCCATCCAGGAGACCAAGCGCGAGAACTTCAAAATGGGGGCGACCATCGTTGGGTTGCTCACGATCGTTGGGATAGCGGCCAGCGAGCTTTCCGGTGCGCCACTGGCGTGGGTGCTCGGCATCAGTAGCGGCACATTGACCGCCGCGTGGGGAGTGAGAGAGGCGATCAAAGCGAAGGGCAAGAAGCCCAAGGAGATCGCTCCGCCAGAGTCCTAGTCAACCGCCGCCAACCTGGCGTCAAGTAGCGCGTCAGCCTCGAAACCCAGGGTCGACCCGCGTCCCGCCCTACGATGGGCCGTGGCAGTCGTACAACTGACCGGTCTCATGCGTGATGGCTCCGCTCCCGCGGAGGAGCCTCTCGCCCAGCGAATCGCGTGGGCGCGCGCCGAGGACGGGCGAATCAACATCACGATCACCAAGGCCGACGGGACGCCGCAGTCTCTCACCGGCACGGCGATCGTGTTCGCGGTCCGCCCGCGCCGCACGATCGGTGCTGCCGACGGGCTGCCGCTTATCTCCCGCCAGGCCGTGATCGACAACGCCGCCGCTGGGCTGGCGCACTTCGCGGTCACGTCCGGAGACACCAACGCGCTTACCGAGAGGAAAGCCTATCGCTACGACGTCCAGTTGACCGACACGACCGGGGCGCGCTGGCAGATCGTCACCGAGAGCGAGTTCTATCTCAACCCGATCGTGTCGTTCCCCGGCGACCAAGTGACGGTGTTGCCGCCGAGCGTGCCGCTGACCCCGGGAGTCGGGCCGGGAACGGTGACCGACGTCGAGGTGGCCGCCGCGAACAAGGACGGGGCGGCGAATGTGCCATCGATGCGCACGCTGGGGACGGGCGCGCTTCAGGCTGCGGCCGGCAATGACTCGAGGCTGTCGGACGCGCGGTTCCCGACGACGCAGGCTGGGTGGGACGCGACGCTCGTGCGCTACTACCTGCTCGACTACGACGGCGGGAGCGACGCGAACGTCGGCTACGTGGATGCCGCGGCCGGGGCCACGATCGATCCCGCTGGCAAGGCGCTGAAGACGGTCGAGCGACTCATGGAGATCTTCCCTACGACCGGCGGCGGGCGCTCTGTCGTGGTCATGCAGAAACTCCGCGCTGGCGGTGCGAACTACCTGAAAAAAGACGGCGCCACTCAGGACAGCATCAACACGAGCGCGCTCGTCGGATACTCGATGCTCTGGCGGGGCTCAACCGACCTCACGAACAGCGCCGAGGACAAGGTGCGCATCGGGTTCATGACGGCGGTCGCGGGGCCCAATGGTGACGGGTCTTTCACGTGTGCCGGGGGCGGGACGTCGTCGGTTTTCTCGGTGGCCGCGGGATCGCTCGGGGCGGAACCAGCGGCGATTCAGTATCGCGTGCGCTTCGACGCGAACACTGCGACCGCATCCCTGAGGAACATCTGTCGGCTCATCACCGCTCACACGACCACGCAACTGACGACGACGGCGTTCCCTGCAACGCCCTCGGCGTCTGATACATTTTTCGTGGAGCGGCCCGGCGTCCGCATGGACAAGCTGTTCCACACGTCCATGTCGATGATGGCCGTGACGCCCACGCCAGCGCAGGCGACCGCCGGGATCAACGGATGTCAGTTCGTCGGCCTTGCGTTCACGTCGACCACGTCCGGGCAGGTTCAACTCACGGGGAGCAGTCTCAACATCTCGGGCTGCGAGCTCACCGGGGCAACGAACAACTTCGTGATGACCGCGACGAACATCTATCGCCTCAGCGTCGGCGGGAATGGATACAGCGACGAGGGCGGGTCCTTTCGAACGCACGCGATGGGGTTCCGCACTGCAAGCCCGATCACGATCACCCGCTGCATGTTCGTCAACATGACCGACGCTGGGCTCATGAATACGGCTCAGGCGTCGAGTATCTCCCTCTGTTCCACTGGGATCTACGGGGTCAAGTCGTATTTTGCCACTCGGCCGCTCGTGTTCTTTTGTGGCTTCCCCAGCAGCCGCACGGAGAACAACTTCGCGCAGACGGCTGCGTTTCAGGTCGGTGACGCGGTCACCAGTAATCCGGCGCCGCGGATGGAAAAGGGGCTGGACATCACGGGCTCAAACGTGTGCGTGCGGCGGGTGGACTTTGCCAACTGCACCAGCCCATGCATCACCCTACTGGGCGTTGGGATGCAACTTTTCATCGACGGGTGCACGGGCAGTTCGGGGAACACCAACGTGGGCCTCGACGCCACGGGTGCGCGCAACTGCACGCTCACGATGGGGCTGACCAACGCCAACGCGTTCACGGGGACGGCCGGCGACATCCGCGCCGTCGGGCCCGCCGTCACGACGCACGCGGGGCTCCTCACGACGAACCTCAGGGACAGCGCAGGGAATCACTACCTCGGCACCGGCGGGGAAGTCGTCGGCCCCTGCACGATGCTCACGAACTCCGAGGGCACGGCGCTGGCGATCGGCGCCCTGATGCGCGGCTCAAGCGCGAGCGCAGTCCTGCGCGCACAGGCTGACACCGTGGCCAATGCGGGCGGGGCGTCGGGCGCGCCTCTCTGGGTGGCCGTGACCGCGGCTGGGGCTGGCGTGGCGGGGTACTTCGTCGCGGCCGGAGTGGCGCAAAAGTGGGTGCTACACGACGCGGCCCCGACGGACCGCGCTCTCAGTTACGTCTCGGTGGGTACGACCGGCACAGCGACGACCACGATCCCGCCGTCCGCGGCCACGAATCAAAAGCTTCGGCTGGGCCACGTGGCCAAGGTGTCGGGAAGTCTCGGGCTGGTGATCGGCGCTCCGGATCTTTTCCCCGTCGCGGCTGACGGGCTGTTCTGATGGTCACGCTGGCGATTTCCGGCGTGGTCGCCGACGGCTCAGGGTCCTGGGTGCCTGTGCCCCAGCGGATCCGCTGTGTGCGCGGCGAGGACATGGAGATCGTGCTGACGCTCACCAAGTCTGACGGCAGTGTGTTCAACCCGACCGGCTCGACGCTGTCACTCGCGGTTCGCCCCAAGAACACGATCGGTGCCGCCGACGGAACCCCGCTCATTGCGCGCTCGGCAACGATCGTCGACGCCGCTGCCGGGAAGGTGAAATTTACGATCAGCAGCGCCGACACGCTGGACTGGCGCGAGCGCAAGACATATCGCTACGACGTCAATCTCCGCGACACCGCGCTGCTGCGCTACCAGGTCGTCCCCGAGTCCGAATGGTGGCTGGCGCCCGTCGTGAGCACGCCGTGACAGCAGAAGTTGGCGAGGAGCGGCCAGGGCTGCGAACATGATCACACCATGAGCAGCACCGACGACAAGCCGCCGCCGGCCCCAAGGGTGCGACGGTCCACCGACGAGGAACTGCGGGTGCTCGGGCGCTGGCAAAAGCTCGTTCCAGCCGCGAAGTTGACTGCGCTCGTAATCGGGATCATTGTGCCGTCGATTGCCGGATCGATGTCGGCCATCTCGGCCGCGAAGGCAACGGCAGAGGCGCAGAGCCATGCGGTCAAACAGAAGTCTGAAGCGGGATTTCAGGTGACCAAGGCGGCCGTCGAGGAACTCCAGGCACGCGTGCTGGTGCTCGAGCAGGCGGCCCGCCGAGCTCAAGCCGCCGAGGCGCGCGCCAAGCGGCCGAAGCAAGCTCGCGCACAGCCTCCGTTGCCCCCGGCGCCGACGGTGGCGGTCACAGAACGGCCCAAGGCGCTACCGCGCGATCTCGACAAGGCAGAGCGTCAGGTCTACCAAGGGGCGCCCACGTCACAGCCGCCGGCCGCGCGCGCTTCAGACGCTGCCCCATGAGCCGAACGGAGATCTCAGGGAGAATCGAATGCCACGCACGACGGAGTTGCAGCGGTGTCTGACGCCGACGAGTTCCCTACGCCGCGATCTTCGGATCGTACCGATCGATTCTCGGCCCTCGCCCACGCGCTCGCCGACACCTCGGTCGAGGCTGCGGCGCTTAGGCAGAGCCTGTGGAATGCTGCGCGCGGAGTTGACCGCGTTGAGGGATTTGCTCGCCAAGCACTGCTTATAGAGGCGGCGAATCGGCTGAACAAGGTCGCCAAGATCCTCGTGGACGTGGCTGCTCAACTGCGAGCCGAGGCTGGGATCACTCAGGAGATCCGTGCGCAGGAACGCAAGCGCATCCGCGTGCGCGTGGTCGTCATGGGGATGGCGATCGGAGTGGCGGCATTCTTGGTCGGCTACGGGATGCACTGATAACTGGGCGCGTGAGGGGACGGGTGTCACGCTCGCGGCAGAGACCCCTCTCGCGCACTCAACCCCTGAACCCCTCGCGGCGCGAATCGCGTGGGAGGGGTCTCGCTACACCGGCGGAAGCAGTTCGTCGCCGATCCTTGTCACCCATAAACCCAGCGGGCGTTGACCCTTGAGCCAGCGGATCTTCTCGGCTCTGGCAAGCGCGCGTCTCGTGATCGGGCCAGCAATGCCATCTGCGGGGTCAACACCAAGGTCACGCTGGCGCCGACGGAACAATTCACGATCTTCGCCGAGGTCAAAGTTCACGAGTTCGTATCCAGCCGCCCCAAGCCGGTAGAAGATGGCCGAGCCGGGATCCCCCGGCCCGCGGCGTCCTGTCAGGTCACGGTGCCCGACGATTCCCACCACGTCGTCGACCGAGGCCATCAGGCGCGGGCTGGGGCCCACGTAGCGCTCGGGTATCTGCCGCTGAATGCCGAGCAGGCCCGTGAGCGCGTCGCAGAGTTTCACCGCTGCGTCCAGTTGGCCGGAGTAGATCTCGGCCTCGTCCCGGCCTTGACAGATCTCGATCCCGACTGAGGGCCCGTTTGCGTGGCCCGCGTGATAGGTCGCCTCGGTGGCGATGTCCGCGAGGCACGAGACGCGCCCGTCGAAGTCCACGACCAGGTGCGCGCCGGCGCCGCGGCTCTCGCCGGTCCAATACCGCACCAGTCGTTCGGCCCGGTTGCCGCCGGGGCCAAGGCCGGGCTTGATGGTCTGCGGGCGAGTGTCGGCACCGCCGGGAATGCCGAGACTTGAATGCAGGACTACCAGTCGTACCCAGCGCTCTGACGTCGTCCGCTTGCGCTTGTCGCTGGCCCCGAGCCGAAGCGCGGGATCATCGAGGAAGTTGTCGATCTCGAGGCCGCCGATCGTGACTTGCTTGCCGTTGATGACGAGTCCGGGCACGCCAGCATGGTGCGCGCGCGCCGTCGTCGCTCCCTACTTTCACAGCAGGCGCAGAACACGGCCGGCGAAAGCGACGCACAGCCCAGTCACCCCCCCGGTGAACATGGCCAGGCCGATCGCTCCAGCCTTCCCGCTCCCGGCGAGATACATCACGAGGCCGATCAGAAGCACCAGCACGGGCAGCAGCGCGACCAGCATGGCGAAGAGATGGGGCCGGGCGCGGCATGAGTCAACGGGTCACATGTCATGATCTGGTCCGCCAACTGCCTCAGCAGATCGGCCGTGGTCTGATTTTCCATGCCCCTACTATCGGCAACCCGGCGGCGTGAGTTTCGTGGAATCGGCCATCATGAGAAATGTGCGCCCGCGACGCTTCCATCTCTGCTTCACGGTCGGCTGAGAAGCCAACTCCGCAGTCAGGGCAGAAGCGCTTATGGCAGTGCGCGAGCAGAGGACCGCGTTCACGCTCGGCCGCATCGCAGTCCGCGTGCATGTTGCAGGATCGCGCGGCGCTCACGACCGCCCACAGTCGACCGCGATCGCCGGCACCCATCGCACGCCATCGCGGCCGACCATCTCCTGCCATTCCCAGCCGTCCGGCAAGCGCGCATCGGGCGGGCCGCACCGTTCGATCTCGGGCGCTGTCCGCAGGAATGCGGGTAGCCAGTTCACGCCGTCGCGCGACAGTTCGACCTTGGTGATCGTGGTCATTTGTGCTGCCCTCCCTTTCCTCGCTTCTCCAGCGCCGATTCTACCGCCCGAAGTATGGCTTTTCGGGCCCATGTCGAAGGCTTGTCCATGTCGATTTCGGCGGCGCGTCGCACTCCCTCTAGTTGTTGGTCCGTGAGCCAGATCGTCAAGTGCGCGTCTTTCCGCTCACTTGCGGGCTTCTCCCTGGGTCCCCTGGTCTTCCCGGCCATGTGAAGAGACACCCTACAGCAATATTCGACACGAGTCATGTCGAATTCTCTTGATGACAATGTTCGTGTCGAATATTGTCTAGCTCATGAACACGACGCAACTCGGCCCCCGCCCCCGGCCCGAGCCGAATCGCCAACACGGCGTCATTCATGAGGTCTCGCCAGCACGAAGCGGGCAGACCGAGGTGGTCCTGGTAACCAGCAGCGAGGTCGAGACGGCGGCGGGCTTGACCATGCACACCCACCTCCTCCTCCGCGACGGCCAGATCGCCCGCATCGGCTCCGTCGTCCGCGTCCTCTCCCGGTACGGCCGCGTGGTCAAGATCGGGGCCATCGAGCGGATCAGCGTGCTCGGCCTGGCCAAGATCCACAACTGGACTGGGTGGGTCGGGTCGGACGAGTGCGAGCTGGTGCGGTGATGGCGTGCCCAAACAACCGCCACCCCGACTGCTGCTGCCCCGACTGCGTGGCGAGACGCGCTGGCTGGGTGCACGGACCTGAGGCTGAGACCACGTGCGGGATGCGCGGGTGTCGGACGACCGTTGCTTCGGGTGTGGCATGCCCATGCGGCAAGACGTATTACCGCTGCGACGAGCACGGCGGGACAGCCGGTGCGCAGCGGTCGCTCAAGTCTCATCGCGGGCTGTATCACCCGTCCAAGGCGCGGTGATGGACCCCTTCGAGGAGCCCGATCGCTGCGACGAGCCCGACGACCTGGAAGAGTTGGGCCGCAACGAGGTGGCCGAAGACGCCGAGGAACGGGATCGGGAGGACGAGGACGAGGACGGCGTCGACTTTTACTGAGAAACCGCAAAACAAAGACGCCCCGCTTGCCGATCATAGCTTGGTAGGCGCGACCGGAAAGCGGGGCCGCAACAGAGCCGTGAGGCCATGCCACGCATGGTTCCTACCACGGCAGAGATGGAGAGGACCATGCGTTACGTGTCACACGCGGCCGACGGTTACGCGGGCGGGTATTTTGCTGACGACTACGATTTCGAGCCGGGAGATCCCCCGGCGATCCTCGCCGCCCACAGCGGTCAGTGGGCGTGCTTCGCCGGGCTGGTCGCTGATGGCGAGTACTACCGCAAGACCGAACTTCGACTGACCACGCGCGACGCGGCCGAACTGCGGCCCCACCTCGAAGCGCGCGGCTTGGTGCTGCTTGAGGACGCGTTCTGGTGGAAGGTCGTCGTCCCCTGCGGCGAGTGCATGGACTGCGCGCCCGGGGAGAATCCCGCAGCGGTTCCCGTGGCCGTCGTCGACATCGCACCTGGCGCAATGCCAGAGCGCGAGATGGACGACGCCGAGATCACCGCGCGGATGTGCCGGCTCTGCGGCGGCGTGCAAGCGGACGCGTGCTGCGAGGGCAGGCGACGGCTGGTAGAGCGGGCCTCGACGCCGGCTCCAATCAGGCGGTGCGACCTCTGCGGCGGACAGGGCGTGGCCTGTCGCGTTTGCCTTGGCACTGGAGTCGCGCTGTGAGTCCGGGCATCAGCACCGTGGTTCGTGTCCCGCGACTTCGCCCGCCGCGAGCCGCCGTCTTCGCCGCCCTGGCGTGGACCCGCGGAGAGTCCATCGCGATGCGGTTCGGCCACGAGACCGGCGTCGCGCCCGGGGCATTCGTTGCTGAGTGGGTCGTCGACCACAAGGCGCGCGATCTCGGGGTGAACCTGATCGGGATGCTGCTGCTCTTCATGCAGCCCGCGCGCATCGACGGCGAGGACCCCGGCGCGACCGTGGCTCGCGAGATCGGGGTGACGCTCCTATGGATCGAGGCGCTCTGCGACGGCTGGAACTTCGAGACGCACGACGAGATGTGGCTGAAGGCGAACCGGGATGCGTACTTGAACGCGTACGAGGTCGGCTTCGAGGCCCGGGTGTTTGCCACGCTCGTCTGCGACTGCGGCGCGCGACGATTCAAGGGGACGATGACATGCCTGGGATGCGGGGGCGCGAGATGACCGACGACGCCCACTGCCTCTGCGGCTCCCCCGCCGACGACGAGGAGACGCGCACGTGCCGGCCGTGTCGCGAGGACCGGCATGCGGGGGTGCTTGAGGATGAGCGCGAGGAACGAAGGGAAGAGAGATGAGCCGCTCGGCCAAGTCCCTCGTCGCCCCGCATCCGCGAGACCAGGCTGATCTACGTTGTTGACCACGCCGGAAACGTCAACACGACGACCATCGCCGCGTATCGAATGCTCAAGCCGGCCCAAGTCTACCGCACGCGCTTGTTCTTGAGCGCCATGAGGGCCGAGTCTTACGCCGAGACGATCCGCGGCAAGCGCAATTAGTTCGAAACGCAACCACTCACAAGTCCGATACCAACACAGGAGGGGTACCCATGGTGACACTGATGATTTTCGAAGGTGGATACAGCGGCAACGCGACTACGATCGCGTTCGTTGAAGAGAAACAGGCTCGCGACTGGGCGGCCATGTACCTGCTCGCGTTTCCGCATCACAAGGCGTTCGTCGTCCACGGGAAGGTCGAGCGATTGGAAGCGCCGAAAAAAGAGGCGGCGTAACGAATTCGCGAAACGTCGTGGGCGGGATTGCCGAACATGGGGGTAGAGATGGAAGACGTCGTTTTGACCCACTACAACAGTCGCGAGGACTGGCTGGCGTCCCGTGATAACGGGGTTGGCGCCAGCGAGGCCGCCGCGCTGTTCGGCCTCTCCCCATGGGATTCGCCGCTGAGTCTGTGGTCACGCAAGCGCGGTCTCGTCCGTGACGAAGACGAGGCCGCGAACGAGTGGCTGGAGATCGGCTTGTTGACTGAGCCGATCTCAGCCGAGTTGTATCGCCGCCGCACCGGTCGGCAACTATGGGCGCCGTCATCGTCGTGGGCCATCGCCAAACACCCCACGGCGCCGCTGTTCGCCTCGATCGATCGCTGGGTCATCGACGCCGAGGGGAAGCCAGGGCGCGGCGTGCTCGAACTGAAAAACGTCGGATTCGGACGCACTGACGAGTGGGACGATGGCCCGCCGCTGAGGGTCCAGATCCAGATTCAAAGCCAACTCGCGGTCACCGGGTTCCAGTGGGGCAGCGCCGCCGCGATCCTCGGCGGGAACCGGTTCGTATGGGTCGACGTCGAGCGTAACGATGACTTCGTGGCCGAGCTCGAAGCGCTGGCCGCTGACTTCTGGGCCAAGGTGCAGTCTGGGGCGATGCCGGCCGCTGACGGGTCGGACGCCACGGCGCGCGCGCTCAAGCGCCTGTTCCCTCGTGATGACGGGACGGCAGTTCACCTCGCCGGCGCTGACGTGAGTGCATGGAACGCGCTCGCCCTCGCCCGCAAAACGAAGGCCGCCGCCGAGAAGGAAGAAAAGCGCCTCAAGAACCTTCTTGCCAAATCCATCGGCGCGGCCACGTTCGGCCTGCTGCCCGACGGCCGGCTGCTGTCGTACCGGCACCGGGAGCGCGGTGGATACACGGTCGAGCCGACGACGTATCGAGTCCTGCAGGAAGAAGAGAAACCGACGTCGCCGGATGCGTTCGTCGATGAAGTCAACAAGCACGTGAAGGAGAACTCATGAACGAGACGAACGGCAATGGAAACGGCGGTCAACTGGTCACGGTCCCGAAGGCAGGGGAGATCGCGCGGCAGAGTTTCGGCAGCGGCGAGATGGAGCGCCGAGCGGAGACGGCGTCGACGGCGATGGCCGCGCAGGCGCGGGCCGCCATAGAGGCCCGCTACGTGATCGCCATGCAGCGCCCGCGCGACATCATGCTCGCTCGAGCCAAGCTCCTCGGCGACTGTCGGCGCCCTTTCTTCGCGGAGAAGGCTATCTACAACAAACCGATCGGGGACGGCGTCGAGGGCCCGTCGATCCGATTGGCCGAGGCCGCCGCCCGCGCGATGGGCAACGTCTTCACCGACGTGTTTGCAATCTACGACGACAGCCAGAAGCGAATTATTCGCGTCGTGGCCAGTGACCTGGAGGCGAACATCACGTTCGCCAAGGATGTCACGATCCACAAGACGGTCGAGCGCAGCCGGCTCCGCGACGGCCAGAATGCGATCGGCCAGCGGGTGAACTCCCGCGGAAAGCCTGTCTTTATCGTCGAGGCGACCGACGACGAGATCCTGGATCGTGAGAACGCCCTCGCGTCCAAGGCGATGCGGACGTGCCTTCTGCGTCTGGTTCCCGGCGACATTCTCGAAGAAGCCATGGAGCAGGCGCGCGCGACCATGCGCAACGCCACTGCCAAGGATCCGTCGGCTGCGAAGAAGGGAATGTGCGACGCCTTCGGGCAACTGGGGATAACGGTGGCGCAGCTCTCGGAGTATCTCGGGCATACGGTCGACACGATCACGCCGGATGAGATCGTCTCGATGCGCACGCTGTTCGCGTCCATCAAGGATGGCGAGACGCGGTGGGCGGATGCCATGGAGAACCGCCGGGCGCGAACGGAGGCGCAGCCGGAAGAAAAGCCGGCCGACAAGCCGCCTGAGACCAAGTCCGCCGAGCCCAAGGGCCAGGCCAGTTTGACCGACGTGGCCGCGAAATCTCGCGAGAAGCGCGAGGGAAAGAAAGCGCAGGAGGCGCCGTCGGTCGCCGGTGAGCCGATGCCGGGGTGGGCGGATGGGAATCCGGAGCGGGCTCCCGGCGAGGAAGGCTGATGGCCCGTTTTTTGGTGCTCGATATAGAAGCCATCCGCGATCCCGACGTCTGGTCCCCTCCCTCTACCGATCCGCCGTCAATCATCAACGCTGGCATCGTCGGCGGCGCATCGGGAATCACCGGCACCGTCCAGTCGCCGCCGCGTGACGTCTTCGCTCCCCCGTTCGCATGGCGGCCGATCGTAATCGGGTTCGTGTTGCTCGACGGGACGCGCGTCCTGAGGCTCGGGACGATCGAAGGCAGCGGCGATCCCAATGATCGCGAGCGGGCGATCCTGGAGAAATTCGCCTCCGGGCGCGCGAAGGACTCGCCGACCATTGTCACCTGGAATGGTAGGCGCTTCGATCTGCCGGTCCTGACCCTCAGGAGCCTGCGCTATGGCATCGGCCATTCTTGGTACTACCAGAGCCGCGACACCCGCTACCGCTTCAGCGAGGCCGGCCATTGCGACTTGGCGGACTGCATGAGCGACTACGGCTCGACGGCCAGCCTCGGGTTGGACGGGGTGGCGCGCCTGATCGGCCTGCCCGGCAAGTACGGCGCCTTCGACGGTGCCGGCGTGGCTGAAGCCTTCGCGGACGGGAAGCACGCCGAGATCGCCGCTTATTGCCTATCCGACAGCGTTCAAACGGCGTTCGCGTTCCTCAGGTGGAACTTGCTCAAGGGCGAACTCAGCGTTGACGCCTACCGCACCGCCGCTCGCTCACTTCTCGACGCCTGCGCGGCCGATCCCCGTCTCGCCGACTTCGTCACTCGCATCGACCGGCGCGTGCTGCTGCTCGAGCCTGGCGCGGAAGCCGCGGCGTAGGTCGCATCAATTCAACAAAAAGGAATCCAATGTCTCACTTCACAGTAATGGTCCGAGTCCCGTTCGATACACAGGCCGACATCAAGGCAGCCGTGCGCGCCATGCTCATCCCATACAAGGAGTCGGGGTGCAGCGAAGATGACCCGCCGGAACTCCGAAAGCACCTGGAGTTCGAAGACATCGAGGACGAGTACGCCGAGAAGTACGCTGCCGGATCGTGCTCGATGATCCGCCTCGCCGATGGGAAGATGTTTTCGGCGTACGACAATCGCTTCAAGAAGCCATTCGACTTCAACCGCATGGGTGGCAGCGAATACGAGCACCCGCCGGGCAGCGAGAAGGTAGAGACGCCGTTGCGTGAGCGCTACGTGACCTTTGAAGAGTACATGGCAGACTACTGCGGATACACCGAGCGCGACAGCAAGGCGAAACGATACGGAAGTTGGCGCAACCCCAACCAGAAGTGGGACTGGTACCAGATCGGTGGGCGATGGACAGGATATCTGCCGCTGAAGTCAGGGGCCGCCGGCGCCAGCGGCGAACCAGGCCTGATGACCAAGGCAAATGCGGATCGCACGAAGGCGGATATCTGCCGGATCTCAGACGTCGACTTCGACCGCGTGGCCATTGACAGCCGGGTCGCTGCCGAAGAGTTCTGGACAGAGTGGCAGCGGTTCTGTGACGGCGCCGAGTTCCCCGCCTTCGACGGACCGCGCAACAAGGCGCTGAGCCTCGGACTGCTCTCGTGCAAGGACGCCGACGAACTGACTGGCTCCGAGTGGAAGGCGGTCAAGTGGTCGCGGCAAATCAAGCCGGGCGTCGACCGCTTCGACGTCCTCGTGGACATCGCGCGGGAAGACTTCTTCGCGAAGTACACCAATGCGTTCTGCTCGGTCAAAACGTGGGCGTACCTCGACGCCACCGGGTGGAGCGAGCCAGGAAAGATTGGATGGTGGGCATGTAGCAGCGAGTTCGATGAGAGCGCGTACATGCCGCTCTACGAGGCCGGAGGCATGGCGCTGTCGAACGCGTTCTCCGACCTGGAAGACTACCGGGCAGGACGCGTGCCAGAGCCGGCCGTGGTGCCCGGCTCTCTACCGGATGGGCCGGATTTGTGACGACCATGCACTGTAAGTTTTGCGCGCGCACCGACGAGCACATTCACGCACGCACGGTTGGCGGCGGGCTGGGGCGTGTGTTTCCCGAGAATGCGCCCGAGACCATCCACTGGGGTCTCTCGTCTCCAGGAAACTCCGCGCTGTGCGGTGCCGATACTGGTTCTCGGTGGGCGACGATTCGACTAATCAACTGCCAGTTCTGCATAAACATCATCGACCTGCACTTGCGTGCCAAGCCGGCGAAGCGGGCGGGGGAGAAGGCGGGCGGGTGATAGTCATGCCCGCCAATCAGACGAACGTGGAGTTCGGCTTTCTGGCCGGGCGCTACCCGGGCGCGCTCGGCCACCTCTACTCGCCCGGCGCCCACACCGGACCGCATCACTTCTTCCCCTACGCCCTCGATAACGGGGCCTACTCGGCATGGTCGAAGAATCTGGACTTCGACGTGGACGCTTGGCGACGTCACCTTGACTGGGGCTCGCGACAGCGGCAGCGCCCGCTCTGGGCCGTCGTCCCCGACTTCGTTGCCAGCCATGACCTGACGCTTGAGCGCTGGCACATGTACGTCGGCGAGGTGCGCTCGCGCGGGATGCGGCCAGCGTTCGCGGTGCAGAACGGCGCGACGTTCGATGCCGCGCCCGACGACGAGTGCATGCTGTTTATCGGCGGCACCGACGAATTCAAGGATCCTGCGATTGCCCCATGGTGCGCGCGTTTTCCCGGCCGCGTTCACGTGGGGCGTGTGAACCGCAAGAAACGCCTGTGGGCGTGCTACGAGGCCGGCGCGGTTTCTGTCGACGGTACCGGCTGGTACCACGTTAACAATGGCCAGCGCGCCGAGCTCGTTGATTTTATCCAACGCACCCATGGAAAGGATCGCCCACGTGCTGACTATCTCGCGGCGGTATGATCTCGAAGTCGCGCACCACCTGACGGCCGGAGTGCCCGATGGGCACAAGTGCCGGCGCCTGCACGGCCATCGGTACGAGTTGACCATCTGGGTCGGCGGCCCGTTCGGACATCACGGGATGCTGGTCGAGTATGCCGACCTCGATCGCGTCGTCATGCCGGTGCTCAAGTTGCTTGACCACCACGACGCGAACTCTCTGAGCGAGCGCTGCTCGACGTCAGAAGCAGAGTGGGTGTCGGCGAATCCGACCGTCGAATACTTGGCGCTCTGGCTGGCGGCGCGACTCGTCGGCATCGTCGCGTCGGCGGTCCCTGATCGGAAATTGCGACTGGAGCGGCTGCGACTTCAGGAAGACGCGCAGTCGGCTGCGGAGTGGAGTCTCGCCACCGCCGAGCCGCAGAAGGGAGGGGACCGTGGGTAGCTTCGACAAACTCAGGTCGTTCGCCGAGTCACGAGAATCAAGCGCGGCGGTGATTCGCGGCGGATTGACATACGGCGATGCGCGCGAACTGCTCGCGATGTTCCAGGACCCATCCCTCGCCGCCGACATCGCCTCGCTCAAGGACGAGAACTTCCGCGCCGCCATGGACAAGGGCAAGGAGATGGCGGGAGAGGTGTTCAGGTTGCGGGATGAGTTGAGGGACGAGCGGGCCAGGATAATCTGGCTCATAGACGAGGCGGCGGCCGAGCTGGAAGAGACCCGCAAGGAGCGCGACGAGGCGCTGGCCAGCGAGCGCGAGGCCATCCGCGCCATGGCCGAGAACGGCAAGGAGTTGCTGGCCGCGCGGGCCGACATGGAGCGCCTGCGGGCCGCTCTCGGGCGATGGGCGACCATCCCTCTTAGCGACCATCAGGCAGGCTGTGGCTGCCGAGGCTGCGAGACCGACGCTCTTCTGAGCCCCGTCGGTAAGGGAAGTAAATGAGAGGCGTTCTCTTTCTCGACTTCGACGGCGTCCTCAACAATCGCTTGGACCGGATGATTGAACCGTCTGGCTGGAACTATCTCGACCAGAAGCGCGTTGAGCGGGTAAACTGCATCGCCGAGCGGACCGGCTGCGCGATCGTGGTCAGTTCGAGTTGGCGCAAAGAGAACGAACAGACGCCGCGCACTCACGTCGCCGATCTGCTCGACAAGGCCGGCGCCACCTTCCCGGTGCTCGACGTGACGCCGTTTCGTGCCGACCACGACCATCGGTGCCGCGGGCAAGGCCACGCCGACGAGTGTGGCCGTGGCCATGAGATCCAAGCGTGGCTGGATGACCATGGATGGACCGGGCCGACGGCCATCGTCGACGACGGCGCAGACATGGGCCACCTGCTGCCGTACCTCGTGCAGACCAGCGACGAGACGGGGCTACTGGACGAGCACGTTGAGAGGATTTGCGCGCTGCTGACCACGCCGCCAATGAGAGAGGAGAAGGATCGTGGCTGACAACTCTCCCGAAGCGTGCCCGTGGTGCGGGTCGCCCATCACGTACTGGTCGCAGGACCCGGAGCGCCACGCGGACCCGCGGATTTGTCTCGGCTGCCAAAACGACGACTGCGGTGTGAGGCCGCAAACACCGCTGTTCGACACGATGGAGGAATGCGACGAGGCGTGGAGAACCATCCGGCCGCTGAGACGCGAGGACGTCCAGACGTGGAAGGCGGCGGCCACCATCGACGAACGCGCTCGCATCGTTGCTGGCATTAGGACGCGGGCGAAGGGCATCGACATCGGCGTGTCCGGCGCTGAGGCGGCTGCGTGGCGAGCCCTCATCGAGGCCTCCGACATGATCGAGGCGAGCATGGGGCCGTTCGCTGACGAGGCCCCGCCGGTGAGCCCGGCGGGCGAAGAGGAGCGGTGATGGACGGCGAAGTCAACGTCAGATGGTACGCCGTCTATCTCTGCGACCTGTGCGTCGCTGGCGCTGGCGGCGAATGCCACGCGCCCGGCTGCGCACTGTGGATCAAGAGCGCTCCCGACATCGGCCTGTGGTCGTGGCAATGCCGCCCGCTCGACGAGAGCGCGGTGCCCGACCCGAAGCCGCTGCCGCACGAAGCGAGCCCGGACGCCGAGGGGGAGGGGGCGCGATGACCTTCGACGACTGCCGGCCGGAGGTGAAGGCGTTCGCCATGGTCATGGAAAAGAAGCTGCTCGAGAACGACCACAAGAGCGGCTGGAAGAGAATGAGTCTGACCGCATTGATTGGGAGACTGCTTGAGGAGTCGGCGGAACTCTGCGACGAGATGAATGAGCCGCGGCTCCCGAACCACTTTCTGTTCGCTCAGCACCATGTCCGCTTGGCCGCGCGGATGCTGACCGACGGCTATCATGAGCGGGAACTGCCTAGGAGGGTATCCATGCTGGCTGGCGAGGCCGCAGACGTAGCCAACTTCGCGATGATGGTCGCAGATGTCTGTGGCGGTCTCTCGCCGGGAGAACGCAGGATGATCAGCGGCTGCCATCCCGGCAGCGGCGACGCCGCGAAGGAGGAGCCGTGACCTTCTTCGCTGGCGACCAGTTCGACGGGTTCGTCTCGTTCAGTCGTGAGGCCAACGTCGATGGCAAGTGGGTTGCCCGTACCGCGCTGGTGCGGGCGATGCTGGCTGCTCATCCCGGACGGTAGAAGGGGATACCGCTACGGCGCGTGGTCACGCTCGGCGCGCCCGCCGGAACTGTGCTTGCGATGTCACGTGGCGGTCAGTCGGGGCGACGCCGGGAAGGATGATGGCGGTGAAGGCTGACCGCGAGAACGTAGAGCTCGGCTGGCTGGAATGGAAGCGACGACTCCGGGAGGAGCGTCAGTATCGCCGCCGCATCGAGGCCGAGCAGGCCAAGTTCCGCGAGGTCGAGATCGCTGCCCGCGAATTCATCCTCGCGCTCGACCGCGACCTGGAGCGCGGCCCCGCGTTCCTCAGTTACGTTCACCCGGATTGGGCGTCGATCGGGCGCCTACGCGCGGCTCTCGGTATCCCGCCGAGGAAGCAGCGACGGGCGAAGAAGAGCAGCCCATGAAGCCGATCCTTGCCGACCTCGGACTTGTCACGCGCGGCGATGAGCGCGCATGGGCCGTCACCAGCCCGGACGATCGGTACCGCTACGTGCTTGGCAGAACGTGGGACGGATACTTCGATGACGGTCGTGACTGGTGGGAACGCGACACGCCTCGTCCGCTGTGGGTATTCGGCATGCTGAACCCATCCGACGCGCGACACGACGTCGATGATCCAACGATCCGCAAATGCACCGGCCTCGCCAAGCGCGGCGGCGCCGGTGGCTACCTCGTGGTCAACATGCTGGCCTACTCAACGCCCGATCCGGCGGAGATGGTGCGCGCGTTTCGCTCCGGGGTGGATGTGCGCGGCGAGCACAACTATGCCGTGCTCGCATGGGCGCTTGGCGGGCCCACGATGCTGGGCCTGAACATCGCGGCGTGGGGCCGCATTCCGCCGAAGCTTCGCTCGCTGGCCAGAGCTAGCACGGCACAGTTCCTGTGGTCACGGCCGCACTGCTACGGGCTGACGGCGGGAGGTGAGCCGCGCCGTCCGCTGATGCTCGCATACAACACTCCTCTGGTCCTGCTGAAGGACGCGAGACGCGCGCACGCGGTGCCGTGACCACGCAACTCCCGCCCATGCCGGCCGATACTTCGCCCATGTTGCCGAGTCCAAAGGACAGCGCGTTCGACTTGTTGGCCGCAGCCGCGTGGTTCTTGGCGGCCGGGCGCGACGAGAAGGCGAGCGAACTCGTCGAACTCGCGGCCGAGTTGCTCAGCGCGCCGCCGTCATCTGCCTGATCGTTACTGTCTATTCGGTCGCACTGCGCGACAGCGGAACCTGCAAGCCTTCCGGTCCCTCGTCGGTTCCGGCTCACAGGCTTGGGACTACGGGATAAAGTAGAAGTTGCCTCCGGCCACCTCAGAACTCGTGTTCCGGTAGGTCACCGAGCTTGCGTGTTCCGTTTGCTGGCCGTACGGATCCTTGCGGTCCTCGTCGCAGACGACTGCCACGAGGTTGATGCAGGGATACTGGCCGTGCTTCGCCTTGAACCCCTCGAAGTCGATCTCGCCGCCCACTCCGTGAACGAACGTCACCAGGGCGTCTCGCGTCCTGCGCTTGGTGTCCACGAATTTGACTGTCTGACCTACCTTGAGTTCCATCGCTGTTCTCGCTTTCCGCGGCTCCGTCGCCGCGCAGAGCGACCGAAATCTACCTGCTCTCCTGCTTCCGCGCCGCCGCCGGCCTGAACACCGTCGGATCCGGCTGCGCGCAGAACAACTCAGACAGGCGTGGCATGCGCGGATTGACGGCGACGCGGTGGTGGTCCTGGGCGCGAGCCCAGGTGCAGTTCATCCACGACGGCGTCTCGAGCGCGGCGCAGCCGGAGAGGAGGGCGAGCAGCATGGCCAGCCTCATCGGCTCATCATCTTTCCCGCCAGCGCGTCTGTCAGCATGCCTGTGCGCGAGGTGGTGCGCCCCTTGTCCGCCCTTGCCGCCCCGATTCGCTCCCGCCGGCCGTCGGCCGAGATCGTCTCGCTGTAGCCGCCGGGGCGAAGCGTGAATGGCTCGCACACGCCCATGCGGTCGTGGCCCGTGAACCCGCCGCCGTTGGCCATGCCAAAGAACGACGGCGCCAGCCAGTTCGCGACCGGCACCGTCGAGCGCTCGCCGAACACCTCGACGTCGACGTCAAACACGTCACCCTGGGTCCCGTCGCTCAGTTCTAACCACCAGCGCCGACCGTCGGGTGCCGTTGCCCAGCGGTCAAGAAGCGGGTTGCCGAGGATCTCCCAGAATTCGTGAGACGCGATCCAGTCGCCTTTCGCCGCCTCCCACACGAACAGCGGCGTGCCAGCGAGCACCGTGTGAAACCCGAGCGAATCTGGATTGCCGTCGTCGTCCACAGCACTCACGAGTAAACTCTCACGCACCGGGAGCTCGACGTCGCGGCTGTAGAACTGGACGCCGGGCTGTTCGATGTTCCACGCCCGACAGAACAGCGGCAACTCCTGACGAATGGCCTCGACAACCGCGATGATTCGGGAGTCAGGCAGCGAGGACCAATTCGTGAAAGCGCAATGATGGACGGAGCCGTCGAAACTCATCGGTCGTCCGCATAACGGTAGTCCCGTTCGACAATCCACTCCCGCGCCCGGTTCGCGATCCTGCGCGAGACCTCGTCGTTGGGGTTCGCTTGCGAGTCAGCGGCGGCGGCCGAGCCGGTTCTGCGGGTCACGCATGCGAGGACAGTTTCTACCCCGCACGTGGCAGGACCAATCAGCCCGATCATGCACTGCCGCCAGTCGGTGTTCTCGCTCGAACCCAGGCAACTATTCACCGGTCCGAGCGAGGACGGTCCGCATCGCCGAATCACGTCTGCCCCGCAATCGATGACGTCGCCGGTCCACGGCCCCGGCTGGCCCGGGGGAGGAACGCGGCAACTGGCCAGCAGGAGCGCGGAGCCGAGCAGGAACCAGAGGGCGCGGGCGAATCGCATGCCCCATGATGGGGCGGGCCGCGGGCTGACCCGCACTTTCGCGCTACTCGCCGCGCAGCACGTCCGCCAGCCGCTCCCGAATGAGCCCGTTGACGCTGGTGCCGCTGGCCTCGACGTGAGCGAGCACCCGCGTGTGCTCCTCGGGCGTGACCGTGGCCTTGAGTTGGGGCGAGCCCCGCTTGCGTCCGGCGACGAGAGCGGGCCTCCCGGGTCCGCGAGCGGGTGCGCACGCGAGGTGGTGGCGGACGCCCGCCAGCGAAATCCGTGCGTCCCGCTGGCGGATGGGCTGCGAGCAGACGGGGCAGATGTGCAAGCGGCGCTTGCGTGGCGCGGCGGTGTCGTTGGCGGGGCGATCAGCGGCCATACGAGCCCATTCCAGCGTCAGCCACGCGGCTGCTTCTCGCTCACCAGCAGCCGATAGTAGGCGACGGCTCCGGGCCCGATCGAGCGGTCGGTGACTCGCTTGTAGAGGTCGCCCTCGTCGTGCTCGGCCCGGCCAAATCCGCCGTACGCCACCTCGACGTGCTGCCCGGCGAGACGCGCAGGAACATCGAAGCGCACGTTGCCCGGCACGTCCCCCTTGCCGCATTCGACGTACTTCGCGGGGCGATCGCTCCCGTCGCTCACCGTGTGCAGGGTGGGAGCCATCAGCGCACCTCCGCGCTGAGGCCGGCGTCATCGTAGTCAACCTCGCACCCTCGCGGGGTGCGCCCCTTGCCGGCGACCACCTCCGAGAGCACGCCGGGATGCAGCCCGCACGACCGGCGGGCCGCGATCAGGTCGTCCTCAGTGTCGCACACCGCGACCAAGTCACCGCGGTCGCCGGGGGACGCGTTCGCGACTAGTAGGTATTGTCCTGGCATCGCTGTCTTGGTCATCACTAGCGCACCGCCTTGTAGATGATGCCATCCCATGCGGCCTCGTAGGCCCGCGCCTTGGCGTTGCCCGTCGCCGACGCGATCCGACCGACGATCTCAGCGAGCCGGTCCTGTTGAGCCGGGGTCAGCCGCCACGTTTTGGATCCGGCGTCGTAGGTCGCCCCGACCTGGGCAAGCTGGTCGCGCAGCGGGTACGTAGTACCAGAGGCAATGACATCCACCCGCAGTTCGGCCGACGCTGGGCTCTCCTCTACGAGAGGCAGCAGGCCCGGGGACTCGCTTCGGATGGCTTCAATCGTCGTCGTCGTCGTCGTCATCGTGACCTCCATGCCCTAGAGATTGGCAGAGTGGCGGATTGTTGTCCAGACAATTCGCACTTAGGTCGATTTTTTCGGGGGGCGGGCTCCGGTGTCTCTGCGGATCAGGTCGATCAGATAACTGCGAAAATCCAGCCCAAGCGCCGCGGCCCTCTTTGCCGCCGCTCGTTTCAGCCACATCGGCACCCGTTTCGCCTGGATCGTCGTCTCCGTCTCGCCCGTGACTTTGATCGGTTGCGGCACGGCGCGACACTAGCATGCTTCAAGGGTTCTGCCCTATTGACCCATGGGCATGCTTGAAGCAGCCTTTCGCTTGGTCATGGTTAGTAAGCAACGCGACGATTCAGAGAGTCGATAACCCGCCATGCTCGACGAAGAGATCGAGGACCTGGTCGAGGCTGAGCGTCGCGAACGTCACACGGCGCTGCTGGCGCTCGACGCTGACCTTGAAGAGCGGCGGCGTGCCCACGATGCGATCGCCGCCCGCGTGGGCGCGCTGGAGGCTGCGCTTGCCGATCGCACGCAACGCCTAGAACGCGTTGAAGAGCGGCTCGACAAGATGTCGACGGCGCTCTTGGCGCTACAGCGTAAACGCCCGAAACAATGAGATTGGCAATCGTTTTTACGCGTTCAGTAACGCGCTCAGTATGTACGAGCGTGGCATGGGGCTGTATGGTGCGTCGTCCCCCTGGTGGGGGTAACACCGAGACGGTCGTCGATGCCCCGTGTGTGCGGGGCGCGCGACCCCGGTCATTGCCGGAGGCGCGTCTTTTTGGGTGAAGTTGACCGGGACCTGGTCGAAGCGATCGCGGCTCGCCTGCAGCAAGGCCGGCCATCGCCGCTCATGTCGGCGCTGTGGGACGGATTCTGGGGTGCCATAGGTGCCCAGCATCGATCGAGTCGCGACACCAAGGGGCAATGGGCGCGGCTGTGTCTGTTCAAGTTGCCGGATGGCCGAAACCTCGCCGAACTTCATGCGAGCGAGGTGAGCGTCGACTTCGTCCTGGCCTACCGGGATTGGCGACTCAGGCAGATCACCAGACGAGACAAAGCGCCAAGCCCTGCGACCGTGAACCGCGAGACCGATCGGCTGCGCGCCGTTCTGAACTGGGCCGCGAAGCACCGGCTCATCGATCGCAACCCTATGAGCGCGGTGACGGCGCTCCCTGAGGACAACGTCAAGCAGACCAAGATCAGAAGCGAGGCCGAGTTCGAGCAACTGCTGCGCGCGTGCGACGAGGTACACCCGCTGCTGCGCCCGCTCTGCCTGGCCTACATGGACGCTGGCTTGCGACGACTCGAGGCCCAGCGACTACGCTGGGACGAACTCGAAGCGAAAGACAACGGCGGCGGACGTGCGCGACTCGCCGGCAAGCGCACCAAGAACAAATTGCCGCGGCAGCCGCACTTGACCATACGAACGTTCGAGGCATTGATGGCGATCCCGCGAGTGAGCGAGTGGGTCTTCGCCAACGCCAGGGTGTTCGCGGGAGGGCGCAAAGGGCGCCACTACGGTCGGCCATACAGCCCGTTTCACCTTCATCGCCTGTTCCAGAAGGCTGTGCAACTCTCCGGTTTGCATGGCGTGGAAGGCGAATCGATCACGTGGCACGTGCTCCGCCACTCCTTCGCGTATCGTGCGCGACGCCTGTGGAAATGGAGCGAACTGGTCATCATGGCTCAGGGCGGATGGAAGACGCGCAAGGCGTTCGAGCGTTATGGAATCGTCGACGACGACGAGCTCAACGAAGCGATGGTGGATGCGGAAGCGCGGATCGCTGCGGATCGAATCGCTCTCACGAGCGAGCCACGAAAACCGCCGCAAAGGATTTCGCCAGTCACCGCCACCGTCGGGATTTCGACGACGACTAGTAGGTAGGTGAATTTTCTTTCTTGACACTTGGTCACGTCCGGGCGCACAAACAGGTGGCCAGGACTTGACGATGGGAAATAATCAATTCACCCCGTTTGCAGCTCCGCTTCCCACTCGGCGGCGGTCCTGGCAGATGACGTTCGCGTCGAGCCGCAGACGGGGCCTTTCGCGGTAGGTATCCGGCAGCCAGGAGTCCGGTCGATGTCACAGGGCGGGAGCGAACGGTTTACGAAACCTTGCACAACACGTAGAGCAGAGTCGAATGTAAGCGGTGTCGTCGCCGGTGATGACGCGGCTGACATTGTAGGCGGCGAGAAAGAGAGCCGGAGCGGGGGATTGAACCCCGGGCCCCCGCTTTACGAAAGCGGTGCTCTACCACTGAGCTACTCCGGCCTGGCAGATGCGGTCTGGGGTCTTATCCCAGTCCCGCCGCCGCCGCAAGGAAGACCGTTTAGTCCCTTTCGCAACATGCCGTCGCCTTCTCGCGACGGCCGTCGACGCGGGGTGGCTCCGTTCGAGATCCGCTTCTGGCGGTTCGTGGATCGCGCGAGTGGCGAAACGGCGCGCTGGCCGTGGACAGGCGGGATGAACAGCAGGGCTGGGCGCCATGGCTACGGCGTGATCCGATTGGAGAGACGCGGCCCGACTCGCTACGTCCACAGGATCTCGCTGGAGATGAAGCTCCGGCGCGCCCTCCTGCCCGGGGAGCACGCCCTGCACTCCTGCGACAACCCGCCATGCGTGAATCCGGCGCATCTTTTCCCGGGAACACCCGCTGACAACGCCGCCGACGCAGCCGCCAAGCGGAGGACTGATATCGACCACGATGACGCCGTTGTGCTTGGCGTTCTTCGGCGGGTTGCTGCGGGGGAAAAGTTCGTCGACATCAGGGCGGCCACGGGGCTTCCCCACAGCACGATCACGTCGTTTTTGTCGGGGAAGTGCCGCAAGGATCTATTGGCCGCGGTCTTTCCCGACGGCTACAAGGGGCGTGACTACAGCGCCGCGCAGGCCAATGCGATCTGCTGGCTGTGTCGTCGGCCTCGGCGAGAACACGCGTCACAGCCCTGCCCACTGGCGATGACGTCGCGGGAAAAACAGCGACGCCACCGCGCAAAGACTCGCGCTCTCGCGGCGGCAAATGAGGTCACCCAATGACCGCTCTCGACCCCCTCGACACCCAGCACATCTGGCGCCAGTACTGGCACCTCCGCGAACTCCAACTCGGCCACTCCGTCGAGGCGCTCATGCACCGCGGGTTCGTCGCCCGCGGGGTTGAGTGGGCACTGCGCGGCCATGACGTCGCGGCCTTCAAGATTTTGGACAGCCAGCGCCGGGTGGTGTCGCCGTGACCCCCGCCGTCGCCGAGTCCCCTCGCCGCCCGGCCCCGAATCCCCTCGTCACCCGCAACCTCGCACTCGTCACGGCGATCGCCTCCCGCCTCAAACGCACCACCCTCACCGGCGCCGATCTCGACGACCTGATCGGTTACGGAACAATCGGCCTCGTCGAGGCCGCCCGCCGCTTCGACCCCGCCCGCGGGCTGGCCTTTTCGACCTACGCCTACCCGCGCATCGCCGGCGCCATGCTGGACGGCGCCCGGCTGTCCATGGGCGGGAAGCGCGGCGGTCACCTCGACGTCGCCAGCGTCGAGCCCGAGTGCCTGGATGCCGCTGTCGACCCCGCCGAACGCCCCGACGCCATCGCCGAGCGCTGCGAGGTGGCCCGGGCCGTGCGCGCCGCGATCGCGACCCTGCTCGAGCGCGAGCGGTCGATCGTCGAGTCGGTCGACCTCGCTGGCCGGACGCTCGAGGACGCTGGCCGCGACTGGGGGATCTCGAAGCCGCGCGCGTGCGTGATTCGCAACGAGGCGCTGGCGGTGCTGCGGGCGCGGCTCGGGAGCGTGGGATTTTGATCGTCCACGTCAGCGCCGAGCACATCCGCCGCGGGGTTCCCGGCAGCCGGTGCAACTGCCCCATAGCACTGGCGATGATCGCGGCGGGCATTGAAGCACCCGACGTCAACCCGATCAGCATCTCGGGCTTTTACGGACGCAGCCGCTTCCGTGTGCCGACGCCCGCTTCACTGCGCGAGTTAATGGCGACGACCGACTGCGGTGGCGCACCGGATCCCGTGGCGTTCAACTTGCCCTTCGAGGCTTGGCCGACATGTATGGCGTAAAAAAGGCCGCCATCAAGGAAATCGTTCAGGGCCGCAACTGGAAATACCCAGAGGCGTTCCCGGGATGGCCGCAACCATGAAACGCCAGCGCGCAGGATTCCCGATGCCGTGCGGGAAGCCGTCGCCGGTCTTCCACGCTTTCGACGACGGCGACGAGCCCACGCAGCCAGACTTCGTCGCGCGCCTCAAGGTCCCGCCGGAGTGGTGGGCTGAACTCGACGCCGAACTCTACCAGCACGGCGGCGGGGCGATTGGAGGCAAGCGATGAGGTGGCACTTTGATCCGGTCCTCGCGTACACGCACCGCTCGTCGGGAATGCGATTATTCGCCGCTCGTCGCGGCCTGTGGGTTCGCCGTGACCGGGTCGATTACGTGAATTCTGCGCGAGGGGAGATCTCGTGACCGCGGCGGCGGAGATGGCCAACGAGGCGGCGGGGAGGGAATTCCCCGTGCTCTTCATGCCGGGCATGGTTCGCGCCATCCTCAACGTTCTCCCCGGCTCGTGGCCCGCGCAGCCAGTCGACCCGTCGAAGCCGTGGAAGTGGCAAACCCGCAGACTGGGCGCGCAGTGGACGAAGCGCCGGCCGGGAGACCGACTTTGGGTCAAAGAGACCTGGTGCGTTGGCGCTGGCTACGATGGTTTTCCCCCGTCGGAGTTGCCAGCCAATCTGCGAGGCATTTGCCTGCACTACCTCGCCGACGGGGAGAAACCGTCGTGGGCCGGTAAGACGCGCGTCTCGATTCACATGGTCCGCCGCGCTTCGCGATTGCTCGTCGAAGTGATGGCGGTCCGCAGAGAGCCGGTCTCGCAGATTTCCGAGGAAGACGGGCGCGCGGAAGGATTCCGACTGCGCCCGTGCCTGATCAACGGCGAGCGCGGGCAGATCATGGACTTCATGGACTTCACCGCACGCGGCGGCTTCTGCCGAGCGTGGTGCGGGATGCATGGCAACGACTCGTGGACACGCGAGGACACTGTGGCCGTCATCAGCTTTAAACGGATCACCTGAACAACCATCGAAAGGATCGCAATGAAAACCGACCAGCCACCCGAAACCAAGGAAGAAGGGCCGCGTTCGTTCATCTCGTTTCTCGGCACCATCGCCGACGGCGAGGCCGAGGCCGAGCTTTCGTATCAGCTCCATGAGCTCACGAAGCGCATGCAGGAGGAAGCCGTCACCCGCGGCGAGTACGTCAAGGGCAGCCTGTCTCTCAACATCAAGATGACCGTGAGCAACCTTGGCCACGCGATCATCGGATACGAGGTGGCGACCAAGCAGCCGAAGCGCAAGACCAGCGGCGCCGCGTTCTGGCTGACCAAGGGCGGCAACCTCACCGTCGATAATCCAAAGCAGCAGAAGCTCGTCCTGCGCGAGGTGAAGAGCCCGCGTGAGGCCGCCCGCGACATCACCGAGCCGAATACGGCGGAAGCGCGGGAGGTCTGAGATGGACGACAGAGGGGTTGCAGCCGCGCTTGAGGCGGCCAAGAGATTCGGTGAGACCGAGTCGCTGGATGTCGACAATGGCGGCCGCGCGGCGCATGTGCTGATCGTGCCTGAGGGCCGCAAAATCCACTCGATCAAGCCGCTGTTGGACGAGTACCTGACCAAGCCAGAGCGTCGCAAAGGCACCGCGACGCTGACCACGCTGGCCAGCTTCGTCGATCACGTGAACCGCCACAAGGACGAGCACTCGGTCGTCTTCGCCCACGTGACCGAGCCCGAGGCGCAGTTGCTTGCGGTGTTCGACTACAACGAGTCCGGCGCTGCCGGCGACGAAGGCGGCGCTCGCTTCGGCCAGCACCGCGCGGTCTATGGCTGCCCATTCAGCGACGAGTGGAAGGCGTGGACGATGAAGCGCGGTGAGATGTCGCTCGCCGACTTCGCCACGTACCTCGAAGACAGGATCATGGACGTTCTCCCGCCCGCGTCGGCCGGCGAGACGATCAAGGCGTTCGCCGATCAGCTCAGCGTCCAACTCGCATCGCCCCAGCGGCTCATGGAGTTGTCGCGCGGCCTGACCGTCAACGTCGGGCAGAAGGTCGTCAATCACGTCAACCTGTCAACCGGCGAGGGTACGGTTTCCTTCGAGGAGCGCCACACGGGAGAGGGCGGCGACTCGGTCAAGGTGCCCGGGGCGTTCGCTCTCGCGATCCCGGTGTTCAAGGGCGGCGACGCGTACCAGATCCCGGTGCGACTGCGCTACCGGACGGCCGGCGGTCAGGTGACGTGGTCATTCACGCCGCAGAGGATTGACCGCGTCCGCGACCACGCGATCAACGAGGCGTGCGATGTGGTGAAGAAGGAGACGGGGCTGGCCCTGTTCTTTGGGCGGCCGGAAGCCTGATGACCTTCGACCACCTCGCCGCCGTCTACGAGCGCGCCCGCCGCGAAGGCTCCACCACGGCCGACGCGCTCCGCGAGGTGTTCGCGCTCCGATGCGGCGTCAAGCTCACCGACAAGCAACGGGACGACATCCGCCGTCGCTGCTCTGTCGGTGAGACGGTCAAGCAGCTCGCGTTCGACTTCGGCGTCACCTACGGCTACGCGCTCCGGCTGTGTCGTGGCATTCCACGGCCGCAGGTGACCGTCGAACCACCGCCGCCGCTGGCCCATCAGGTTGTGCTGGCGGCGTCGAAATGGTTCGTTCTTGCCCCCGGCGACATCTACTGGCCGCACCGACGCGGGCGCATTCCGTGGGGCAGCAAGGCGGTCACGGCACGTCGAGCGGTGGCGCTGGTACTGAGGGACGAAGGGGTGAGCTTCCCGGCGATTGCCAGAGCGCTTGGGCGGACCGACCACACGACCGCCCTGGCGATGGTGAAGCGCGGGCTGCAAGACCTGGAGGCCATGCGAGCCGCGACGGAGATTGCGGCGACGCTGGGGCTGTCGCGGCAAGCGGAGGCGGCGTGAAAGCCCTCGGCAACGGCGTGAAGTGCGACCGCGAGAACGGCGATGGCCTGTCAACGTTCAACGACGGGCAACGGCAGCGCTTCTGCGACTGCGCCGTCTGCGCGGCGTCCCGTTGGCCGCGAGCGCAGGTCATGCGGGGGGCGCTGACACAGGAGCAGCGCGAGGCGTGCCGGGATCTCATCGCACACCTGGGAGGGTCGGCGTGAAGTTCGACGAGCGGTATTGCCCCGACTTGGCCGCGCCTCCTCCAATGGACATCTCCAGGATGCATCTGCGATACGCCTACCTGGACAAACGCCGCGGGCGTCTGATCGTCGCCGACGGATACATAGCCGTAGACGTGCCAGTGACAGTTGAGCGTGGCGACGTCTCTGGCCCCATCCCGATCGAGGCCGTGATTGAGGCGCGCAAAGCCGCGGCCGGTGGCACAGTGCACATTCGCGCCGGGGCCAGCGTCAAGGCTGCCGGAAAGTCGTTCAGCCGACAGCGACCGAAGGGGATGGTCAGGTATCCCGACTCAGCGGCGCGGAAGGTGGTGCCAGGTTACCGCCATGGCACGACTGACACCGTTTCGGTTTGCTTCGATGCCCAGTACCTGCACGATCTCGCCGAGGCGCTTGGGGCCGAGCACTGCCACGTGGTGCTCACTTTCCCGCGCACGGCGGGACCCATGCTCGACCCGATCACCGTAGTCGCCGGTGACCAGGTGGGATTGTCTCGCGGCGCGGCCGTTGGCGTGCTGATGCCGGTGCTTATGCGTGGCGCTCTCAAGGGAAAGGCGAAGGGCTGATGCTCTGGACCGAGACCGACAAGGGCGACCCGCGCTGTCGGCGCTTGGCCGATCGCCACTACACGCGCCAGACACCCGGGCACCCCATGTGGACGCGCCCCGGCTGGAACCAAGTGCTCTACACGCAGCAGCGCAATGGCCGGGCTGCGGTGTTTTGCTGGTGGCGCCCCAAGTGGGAATCCGGCATCGAGGGGACCGAGCGCAAAGACGGTCTTCGCTGCATCGAGTGCGCTATCTTCCGCAACGAGACGCGCCACCTGTCGAGCACCCTGATTCGCGATGCCGTCGCGGCTGTCCTCACGTGGGATCGCGCCGCCGACGTTGAGTGGCCCGATGGACTGATCACCGGGGTCAACGCAGCCAAGACGCGGGCAGGCCGTCACAAGACGTCGCTGCCTGGCGAGTGCTTCCGTCGCGCTGGCTGGGCCGAGTTCGCGCACCCATCGAACGGGGGGGGGCGTGCCGGGTTGTGGCTGCGATGCATGGAGGTGCCAAGTGTCGGCGTGAAGCCGCCGTACATCGGCCGCGGGCAGGAATCGCTCGCACTGGAAGCCGCGTAACGCCATGACCGCGCCGCCGCTCCGCATTTCCGAAATCCCCGCCACACAGCGCGCCGCCTTGGCCTGGCGCCTTCGCAACGCCATCGCCAACGCCGACGGCAAAGGCGCTCTCGAACCGGGGCCGGGGCGGTGGCTCACGAAACACACGGCGTTGAGGGGGCATGTGCTGATGCTGATCTCTGAGATGGAGGTGGGGGAGTGATGGGCGCGCAAGCATACGCAGACTTCATCGCGTCGAAGACGCCTGCGGCGATATCGTTCGGTCGCGAACCAGACGAACTTCCGTCGATCTTCTGGCGCTTTCAGAGAGCGATCGTCGAATGGGCCATCCGCCGTGGGCGCGCGGCTCTTTTCGCCGACTGCGGTCTTGGAAAGACCCTCATGCAGGTGGAATGGGCGAGACAGAGCGGCGGGCGCGTTCTTATCGTCGCCCCGCTGGCTGTCGCCGAGCAAACCATCGCAGAGGCGCGCGACAAACTGGGCGTGCCGATTCGCAAGGTCGCCGATCCATCAGGATTGCCTGGAATCGAGGTTACTAATTACGAAAAGCTCCACCGCTTTGTCGGGGCGCCTTACGACGCGATCGTGCTCGATGAATCTAGCATCCTGAAGAGTCTTGATGGAAAGACGCGAACGCTGCTGCTGAAAGAGTTCACGGACATTCCGCGGCGACTCTGCTGCACGGCAACTCCAGCGCCAAACGACCTGGCAGAACTCGCGAACCATGCCGAGTTCCTGGGCGTCATGCCGCGGGCCGAAATGCTCGCCTCGTTCTTCGTTCACGACAACGATGGCAAGGCCGCGGGTGGATGGCGACTCAAGGGTCACGCCGAGGAGTCCTTTTGGCGATGGGTGGCCAAGTGGGCGGTCTACGTGCGTCGACCGTCTGATCTGGGGTTCGATGACGCTGGCCTTGAGCTCCCCCCGTTGACCATCAGCGAAGACGTCGTACGGGCCGACTGGAAGCCAGATGGCATGTTGTTCGCGGCCGGCCTTGGTGGCATCGAGTCGCGGTCTGCGATGCGGAGGAGCACGCTCGGCGCGCGCGTGAAGCGCGCGGCGGAGATCATCAAAGAATCATGGCAACAAAGAAGCGCCCGCCGGGCACCGCCAAGCGGTACTACGCAAAGCACCGTTCCCCAATGGCTCGTATGGGTGAAGTTGAACGCCGAAGAGGAGGCAATGAAGTCGGCGCTCGGCGACGACGCGGTCGTTATTAGCGGCCAGGACAACGACGAAACCAAGCTCGCGAAGGAACTCTCCTGGCGCAGAGGTGAGGTCTCCGTGTTGATTACAAAGCCGGAGATCTACTCCATGGGCGTCAACTGGCAGCACTGCCATCGGATGCTGTTTCTCGGTATCGGCGACAGCTTCGAACAGTACTACCAGTCAATCAGACGCTGCTGGCGATTCGGTCAAAGGAATCCCGTCGAGGCGCTGATCGTCGTCAGCGAAGCGGAACTGGAGATCGCGGAAAACGTCCGCCGCAAGGAGGCCGACGCCGCTCGTCTGGCCGACGGCGTGGTGGCCATGTCACGGGAGGCAATGATGGAAGAAATCGGAGTCAGCGCGGACTCTGCGCGAGTTCAGTACGCGACGGCTGACGAGTCAGGCAAGGGATGGCGAATGCTCATGGGGGACTGCGTGGAGCGCGTTCACGACGTGGCTGACGCCTCGGTCGGGTTGTCCGTGTTCTCGCCGCCGTTCGCGAGCCTGTACACGTACAGCGCAAGCGAGCGAGACATGGGCAACTCAAAGGACTATGACCAATTCTTCGCGCACTTCGGGTTTCTGATCCCGGAGTTGCTCCGAGTCACAATCCCGGGTCGCCGATGCTGCGTTCACGTCCAGCAGGTAACGACCACAAAGGCGACTCACGGCGTGATCGGCTGGCGCGACTTCCGCGCCGACACCGTGCGCGCCTTTGTTGCCGCTGGGTGGGTCTACGATGGCGAGGTCGTGATCGACAAGGACCCTCAGGCGCAGGCGATTCGAACGAAGTCGAAGGCGCTGATGTTCGTCCAGAAGGACAAGGACTCGTCGTGGTCGCGTCCGGCGATGGCCGACTACATCTTGCTGTTTCGCCACCCTGGCGATAACCCGATCCCGGTCAAGACCGACGTCAGTAACGAGGAGTGGATTCGCTGGGCGCGCCCGGTTTGGTACGGCATTCGCGAGTCAGAGACTCTCAACGCCGCGGAAGCGCGATCTGAGAAGGATGAGAAACACATCTGTCCGCTTCAACTCGAGACCATTGAGCGGTGCGTGCGGCTGTGGACGAACCCGGGAGAGACAGTGTTCTCTCCATTCGGCGGGATTGGGTCGGAGGGGTACGTGGCGCTCCAGCATGAGCGGCAATACGTGGGGATCGAACTCAAGCCGGAATATTGGCGCCAAGCGGTCTCGAACTTAAAGAAGGCGCGGAAGCAACTCGGGCTGTTCGGTGGGGCCGCATGACCCTCCGCCCCCACATCCTCGCCGAGCTCACGCTGCGCCCCCTGCGCGTCGTCGAGATTCACGCGCTGTTGCTGGTGCGCCCGGGACTGCGCTGGTGGGAACGCCTGTATGTGCGCGTGTCCGGCGCCGAGGCGCTATGCGGCGACCTCTACCGGATGGAGATGGACGGGCTCGTTGAGGCGTTCTACGTCGCGGGGGAGCGCGAGGGGTGGCCGGCGAGGATTGCGTATCGGGTTAGGAGGGGGCACTGATGGCTCGCTCGCTCTCAAAAAAGCGGCGCTTCCACGTGCTCGCACGCTGCGGGTTTCGCTGCACTTACTGCGGTCGCTCGCCAAAGGTCGACGGCGTCTCCCTGGTCGTCGATCACGTTGTGGCGGTGGCAAACGGCGGCTCGAGCGATGACGACAACCTGACCGCGGCCTGCGAGGACTGCAACGCGGGTAAGGCAGACATGGGCTGCTATGCGTGCTGCCGCTTCGACTGCCCGGCCGAGTCGGATCCGGACCATGTCGGTCCCTGCCCGGAGGTGGTCGCCTTTTTTGCGGCGCGCGCAGCCGCCGACGGGGACGGGAACTGATGACCCCGCGGATCCGTTCCATCAAACCAGAGTTCTTCTCCGATGAGGATCTCGCCCAACTTACGCCATGGGCACGCCTTCTCTTCATCTCGCTTTGGACCCTAGCGGATCGCGAGGGGAGGCTTGAGAACCGCCCGAAGCGCATCAAGGCGCATGCATTCCCGTATGACGCCGTCGACATCGACGCGCTCTTGGCAGAGCTCGTGAACGCCAAGGACCAGCACGGCCGGCCGAAGCCTTTCCTTACGCCGTACGAAATAGACGGACGCGGCTACCTGCAGATCGGGAAGTTCACCGAGCACCAGCGCCCCAACCTGCGCGAGCCGGCGTCATCTCTGCCGGTCATTCCGACGTCGGAATGCACGCACGTGCATGCACGTGCAGAGCAAACCATGACTGACTGCGGCGCCGCAGGGAAGGGAAGGGAAGGGAACAAGGAAGGGAAGGGGGACGCCCCCGCGCGCGATCCTGGTGGTGCGGAGCACGAGCCACCGCGGGTTCTCACCACCACGGCCGAGTTCGAGCCGCTCCCGCCGACCGATGCGGACCCCTCGTTGCCTCCGGTCGAGCCGATTACCCCAGCCGGCTTGATCTCATACCTCAAGGCCGGCGTCGAGAAAGCCAACCCCGGCAATGGCCCATGGTATCCCGGCCGATTCGCGGATCGCGATGCGGTTGAGTTCTTTCGGTCGATCGGCCCTGAGAACCTGCCAAGCATTCGTCCCAAGGCAGACGCTTTCATCGCCAGCAAAAGCACAGAAGGCTGGCCGCTGAAGGAATTTCTCGACCGGTTCAATCAACTCGGCCGCGGCCCACCGGCGCGACCGAAGGTCGTAGCCCCAATCACCTGGCCCAAGTCACGGACTCTCACATGACCGAAACCGAAGCCGCTCCCAAGTCAGAGCCCGAATCCCACGCCGCCGAACGGGCGGTTCTCGGCTCGTGTCTCGTCCAGCCGGAGTCGATCGTTGAGGCGCAGGCACTCCTGAGCGACGAAGACTTCGAGGTGCCACAGCATCAGAGCGTCTTTCGGGGTATGGTCACTCTCGCAGCAGCCGGCTCTCCGATCGACCTGGTAACGCTTGAGGCCGAACTCACTTCGCGCGGCTGGTGGAAGGCGCTCGGCCTTCGCGTTTTCGATCGCCAGCCGCTCTCGTGGCTCGTGGAAACCGCCGGCTCGGTTCCGACGGCCGGTAATGTCCGCCACTACGCCGAGATCGTGGCTCGTCAGTCGGCGATTCGAAAACTCAAGCAGACGTGCGGAAAGGCCGCCGCGCTGGCCGACGAAAACCCCGAGGAAGCTCAGCGCCTGATCCTGGAAAGCCAGCGCCTGTTGACCGAAGTGCAGCGGGGTCGATCGCGCCCTGGGATCGACATCGCCGACGTGGTGCCGAAGGTGATCGCCGAATTCGAAGCGCGACAGGAGGCGCGGCGACAAGGCGGAGCGCGGGTCATCGGTCTGACCACGGGACTGACCGCGCTCGATTACATGACCGGCGGACTGCGCGATGAGACGTTGACCATCCTCGCGGCCAGAACGTCGTTGGGTAAGACGGCCTTCGGCAGCCAGATTGCGCTCCTTGGGGCGATCTTCGACGGCGTTCCCGCGCTCGCCTTCTCGCTCGAGATGGGTGCCATGGAACTCGGCGAGCGATTCTTCGCACGGCTGGCGCTGGTAGCGTCAGATCGCCTTCGGTCGGGAGAACTGAGTCGCGACGACTGGGGCAAGATCCACCGGGCCGGATCGCAGATGTGTCAGCGCGGGCTGGTCACAATCAGCAACACGCGCACGCTGCCCGGGATGTGGATGGAGGCGCGAGCGTTCAGGGTCAGGCATCCCGACAAACGAATCTTCATCCTCGTGGACTACCTGCAACTCGCTCGGACGGGCCAGCGCGGGCGCACGCGCGAAGAGGAACTTGCCGAGATCTCGGGCGACCTGAAAGACATGGCCGTCGAGTTCAAGTGCCCGGTCCTCGCGCTCGCCCAACTAAACCGCGGGCCAGAAGCCGAGGAGCGCGAACCGCGGGTAAGTGACCTTCGTGGCTCAGGCGCAATCGAGCAGGACGCCGACCTGATTCTCATGATCACCCGCAAGCGCGAGGCGATCGCCGGGATTTGTACGATCCATGTGCTGAAATCGCGAAACGGACCGACCGGGGATGTCGATGCTTTGTGGGAGGGTGCCATGTACCAACTGCGCGATCCCGACTACGCCGACACAAGGGGGAGGCAATGACCCAATCCGAATCCGTCTCTGCCGAGCGAAATCGCATCGCCGACGCCGTGACCAAGTGGGCGATCCATCTGGAGGAGCTCGCCCTCAGGCAGCACACACAAGGTATCCCCCAACACAAGACCACAGATGCGTACGCGCGCGCACTGCGCTTCGTGCTCAAGGTCATTCTGGGCGCGCCCGTGTCCACCAAGGATCTGACATGAAAGACATCGGCCCCTTCGACCCGCTCACTCCCGCGCAGTTTCAATTCCAGGTTACCCGCCTCGTCTCCGGCCGCGAACATCTCAGCGTCGCCGAGGACGCCGTCATGGCGATCATGGGCAGCGCGCACGCCGGTCACCTGCGCGGCGACCTGATCGCATCCCGAGACATGGTTCGGGCAACGCGACAGGTGCTGCTGGTGCTCACGGAGCGACTCCGCATCATCGCCCCGCGCTCTCTCGCCGATGTCGTCGAGGGGCAGAGAAAGGATGAGACGTGAAGCCACTGGTGATCTACCACGCCCAATGCCGCGACGGCTTCGGTGCCGCGTGGTGCATCTGGCGACGGTCCGCGAACGCTGAGTTTTTCCCAGCCACCCACGGCGCGCCGCCCCCCGATGTCACCGGACGCATGGTCTACATGGTCGATTTCTGCTATCCGCGCGATGTGCTCGAGCGAATGGCGGGTCGAGCGCATTCGATGCTGATCCTTGACCACCACAAGACCGCTGAGGAAGCGCTTCGGGGATTTTCCCGAGACAACGTGACAGTCGAGTTCGATATGGGCAGGAGCGGCGCCGGGATGACGTGGGACCGCTTTTTTCCCCGCTCTCCTCGTCCGTGGCTCATCGACTACATCGAGGACCGCGACCTATGGAAACACGCGCTTCCGAACGGGCCCGCTGTCAACGCATATATCGGAACGATCCGGTTCAACTTCGAGGACTACTACAAGGCGTCTCGCCTCGATGTAGACGAGGTCGCCAGGCTTGGTGTCGCAGTGGAGGACAAGATCCGCCGGTACGTGACCGAGGTGGCGGCGAACGCCCGTCGCATTGACTTCGAGGGACACAACGTTCCGATCGTCAACGCTCCTCAGGTTGACATTTCGGAGTTGGTCGGATTCCTGGCTCAGGGCGAGGCGTTCGCAATGGGCTGGTGGATGCGATCAGACGGGATGGTCAGTTACTCGCTCCGCTCGAAAGGCGACGTCGACGTGTCGGCTATCGCGAAAAAATACGGCGGTGGCGGCCACAGGTCAGCGGCTGGATTTCAACTGAACAGGGTTCTGCTGCCATGAACCCCCTCCGACGCCTCCTAGCCCAGCACATCGCCGACACGACCCCGCCCGAGCGCCGCCAAACGCGCATGTCGGCCGCGTTCGTGCTCATCGGGTGGCTGGGCCTGGTGGTGTTTTTCGTGGCGAGGGGATGCGGATGACGATTTTGCGAAACACGGCCGGGTCGGTTGCCGAATATATGGCGATGGGAGATGAACATGAGTGAGAGCCAATCTGAATCCGAGAAGGCAAAATTCCCGTACCTGCTCACCTGCGGGTGGCACAAGGTCTAGGAGTGCGATGTTTGCCTGCTCGAGGCAGAGTCGCTTGGGCCAGGCGTCTTGCCGGCGTCCGGGCTGCCGCGCACCGATCGCCCGTCCGACGTCTGTCAGGTGCGCGCCCGATTCGGCCGGTCGCTCAAATGGGCAAGACGTGGGGCCCGACGATTCTGCGGCAGTGGAGGCACATCCACGGCGATCCAATGCCGCGAGCGCTGTGGCCGACTGGCACGCCTGAAGAGAGCGAGGCGACCAATGTCAACTGAGCAGCCGGCCTTTCCAAAACCACCCGCGCGGGTCCGAGACCAGCCGCATATGCTTGAGGCCAAGCAACTGCCATGCTGCGCCCCGGTCCCCGCGAGCTACCACAGGGGAGACGTCGAGGCGGATCACTCCGCACGCCACGGACTCGGCGTGAAATGCTCAGACGCCGACACGATTCCACTGTGCCGGCGGTGTCACCGCCACAAAACCGACCTCACCGGTCCGTTCCGCGGATGGCCGCCCGGGGTGCTCAGGGCATGGCTCGATGCTCAGGTCTCGGCCACGCTTGCGGCGCTGCTGGCCCGGCGGGCGGCGGCGGAGAGGGAGGCGGCTGGTGGGTAAAACGTCGATTCCGTGGACGGACTACTCGTGGCCCGTGATCAACGGCTGTCGCCGCGCGAGTCCAGGCTGCGAAAACTGCTATAGCGAGCGACTCTCGTCTACGCGCCTATCGAAGACGGGAAAGTACGGCGGTCTCGCCGTCTTCGGGGACAACGGCCCACGATGGACCGGCGAGGCTCGTCTCTGGGAGCAGCATCTCGACATGCCGCTCAAGCTCCAGAAACCCTCGAAGATCTTCGTCTGCGACATGGGCGACCTGTTCTATGCGGGGGTCCCGAAGTCGTGGATCGATCGCGTGTGGGCGCGTATGCTGCTGTGTCCTCGCCACACTTTCCAGGTGTTGACGAAGCGCGTGCGCAGGATGCGCGAGTACCTGACGGACCCCGGCTTATACGAACGACTACTGCGCGTTGCCGACCACGAGATCCGAGTGGCCCGGCCGAAGTTGACGGGAGTCGGCATCAGCAACCCGTCGCTCCATCCCGCGAAATGGATCTGGCTCGGCGTGAGCGTGGAGAATCAGGAATGGGCAGACGACCGCATACCTGACTTGCTCGAGACTCCGGCGGCCGTTCGCTTCGTGTCGTACGAGCCCGCTATCGGCCCCGTCGACTTCGAGCGCATCCAATGGCCTGGTAAGCACAAGGTTGACGTCCTTCGCGGAGGAACGTGGGAACTCGGCGGCGGGTTCTGCAACCACAGCGACATGAGCACGATCGACCAGGTGATCGTTGGCGGCGAAAGCGGGCCGGGGGCGAGGCCGTTCGACGTTGCGTGGGCGCGCGGCGTGATCCGGCAGTGTCGGGCGGCCGGGGTGAGCGCCTTTTGCAAGCAGCTCGGCGCGAACGTCCGCGACCGCAACGATGCCGGCTGGGATGGGATGGAGCCGGAGAGTTGGCCTGCCCACATCGATTGGCCATCTCGTGTCGACGTCAACGGCTACCGCGAAGATCACCGGGGTGCGCATGTGCGCGTGCGGCTGTTCGACCGCAAGGGCGAGGACATGTCGGAGTGGCCATCCGACATCAGGGTTCGCGAATTCCCCCGCCCCGCCGCCCCACCCGCGGAGTCGACAGGTGTTGAACCGGCTCGTCGCAGTGGTCGATTGGGCATGGCGCGCCAGGGAGGGCGCTTCGTTGAGGACCCGTTCCGCGAGTACCGACGACCGCCGCCGATTCCGATGCGGCGAAAGGAGTCGCCGTGAGCGCGCACAGCAAGGCGCCGTGGACAATCGCCGCCGACGAAGATGGACCGTACGCGGGATCCATCGAAATCCTCGACGACGCCGGTTTCGTCATCGCCGATGTGATCGCCTGCGAGAGCGCCGACGAGACGCTTGCGAATGCGAGGATCGTGGCGTCGGGGCCGGAACTACTGGCGATGGTCAAGCGGTACCTAGATATCCTGCCCAACAAGGCGCTGCCTGACGCCGATGCGCGCGAACTCGTTGCTCGGGTGGAAGGCAGGGTGCCGTGAATGTCACGTTGACCGCTCCCGCCGACACGCTTCAGAGCAAGGCGCGCGCATTCGACCACCTGCGGAGCATCTTCTGGGAGTTCTGCGACGTCGACGAAGGCAAGGCCGCGTTGGCCTGCATCGGAGAGTTCATCGGGGAATGGGAGCACGGCCGGCGCGGATCGCCACCGGACGCGGTCGACTTCCGCGCTGCCCTGGCGGATCTCCTCGCCCTCATCCACGACGCCGCCAGTCTCGTCGCCTGCCCGGCTGACGGCAACGACGGTGTCCAGGTTGCGGCACGGGAATCAAGCACCATTACGAGAACTGCCTGTGGCTAATCGCCGCGCGGGCGCTGGACTGCGCATGACCACTGTCGAATCCATGGTTCGCGCGTCCACGATGCTCACGGCGACAGGCCGCGCCATTGACATCAACAATCCCGACCCCGCCTCCATCTGCATCGATGACATCGCCCGGGCTCTCGCGAGATCCACGCGGTTCGGTGGCCACCTCGGGGACCACGTCGAGACGTATTCAGTCGCCCAACATTCCATCCTCGTCAGCCAGTTCTCTCCGCCCGACCTCGCGCTGGTCGGACTGCTCCACGACGCCGCCGAGGCGTATCTGGGCGACGTGATCGGCCCGCTCAGGCGACTGCTGCCGGCCTATCGCGAGCTCGAAGCGCGCTTCAACCTGGCGATCGGGGAGGCGTTCGGGTTGCGCGATCGCCTACTCGACCTCCCGCCTGAGGTCCGCCTTGCCGACGCCCGCGCCATGGCCACTGAGGCTCGAGACCTGCTTGTGGATACCCCCGCCAGGCGCGCCGTCTTCTCCGCTGAGCCGCTTGGGGTGACGATCGTGCCGCTGGGGCCATGGAATGCGCGGGACGCGTTCCTAGCGCGGTTTGGGAGGCTTGGAGGAATATGAAAAACGCGAGCGAACTCGAAATCGGCAAGGTCATCACGGGGGAGCAACAGCGGGACGCGATACATGTGGCGGTGGCGCCGGTCGAGGCGGCTGACGTCCTACTGCCGGGCCAGCATGTTTCGCTCCTCGAAGGACGGGCTGTCCGCGTGCCGACGGGACAGAAGACGGTCGGTGTCGTTGACCCGTACCTGACCGCGCCGGTTAAGGCGGGCGAGCGCTTTTGGCTGTTTCTCTACCCAGGCTCGATCACATCGCTGCGGCATGAGTGGGCGCATCCTGCGTTCGAGGGACTGCGGCCCGATCCGGCCTTGGAGTCGCGGGCGTGGTTGGAGGATGTCGCCAAGTCGGTCGGGTACACATACGGCCGTCTAATGGCCGCTGCGCGGGACTGGGTCGACAGCGACGGAGATGCGATGACGTACGACAACACCGAGACTTACAAAGACGTGTTTGTCCCCGGGAAGTTTGACGAGTTCTGGCGGCACTACGAAGCGGTTACGGGCAGGCCGCTGTCCGAGAATGTCAAGTCGTATGGGTTGTATGGGTTTTTCACCTGCTCGTGCTCATGAAACTCTGGGCGCGGTTTGGGAGGCCGGTGGGATGAAACTCTGCTCACCCCACACCAACGGCGTTTCCCACGGCGCCCCTCCGTTTTTTTACGACTGGTGCCACCGGTGCCAGGCCAAGCTCGCCGCCGGCAAGGTCACCGGCACCGAGGGCCCCGTCGACCAAAAGAAAATTGGCTGGCATAATCGACGTAGGGTGGACCACGAAAAGGAGAGAGCGGGACGGCTGAGACGCAAGGCCAGCGACGTCGTGCCGTTCGGGGGGAGGAAGGTACCGTGACCGAGGTTCTCCTGCACATGCTCGCAATGAGCGCATACAACGGCTACAACGCCGCCCTGTGCGGCAGTCCGACGCCGTCGCAGCGGAGCCTGATCGACTTCATGTCCACGGAGCCAGAGATGGGCGACTTGGTCATGGAGGCATCAACGGTGTGGTATCGCGAGCGCGATTCCGTGCGCATCGGGCGACTCATCGGTTGCGTCGAGGAATACGTCCCGAACGACGATGGAGAGCAGCCTGCCGAGGACGAGGTGAGCGACTATCAGGCCCATTACGCCGAGCCGTACCCGAAGGAGCGATTCTGGTACATCGCCACCCCGACGGGGTGCATGTTCCGTTGGAACAACGCCCGCTTTCTTAGACTGCCCGAGGACATCCTGAGGTGACCCCCCTCATGGCAGAGGACTGGGACGACGAGTGGACGCCGCCGATGGCGGACCGCCCCGCGCTCGTGCTGCTGCCCAAGTGGTCGGGCTGGGACCTCGCGCCCGCGCCCGGCCGCGTGGTCGTCGAGCCAACGCCCGCCCGACGCCGCGCCGCCTGCCGCCAGCCACGGCCCAAGCCGACGCCCCCGTGGCAGCGCGAGATCGCATGGCCCCGCCCGCTCGCGCCCACCGGCCTGACCGCCATCGCCGAGGACGGCCAGATCCGCCTGTGGTGGTCGGCCGTGGGCGGCGCGGATACGTACGTCGTTAAGCGCGCCACGGCTCCCGGCGGCCCCTACGAGGTGATCGCCGATGGGGTGCGCAAGACTCGGGGCACGAATCAGACCGTCGAGCGCGGGACCGTGTACTACTACGTGGTCAGCGCCGTCAACCAGGCCGGGGTCAGCCCGGACTCGAGCGAGGTGGCCGTATACCTCCCGACCGCCGCAGAGCTCGTCAGCGCGCTTGAGACGGCGCCGCCGCGGGAAAAGGCCAGGGCACGTGCCGATCGCCTCGCACGGCTAGAACTGGCGCGCATGGGACTGCTCCGGCCGTGGGGCGGGGTGGCGGGCAAGGCGAGCGGGATGTTTGCGAAGAAGCGACTCAGTATGGGCGAGATCGCGATCGGGAAAATGTTGGTGGACGACGAGATCCCGCGGCCGTCGTATCCCGAGTGTGCGGACGACCCGGCGCCCTGCTACTACGCCCGCTGTCGGCATTCGCTGCTGGTGGACGTGAATCGGTTCGGCACGATCAAGATCAACTTCCCCGGATGGGACGTGGACGAGATGCCGGCTACGTGCTCGGTCAAAGAGGCGCGCAAGGGCCCTCGGACGGTGGATCAGGTGGCGTCGATGTTCAATCTCACGGACGAGGCGGTGCGGGCGATCGAGCGCGACGGGTGGAGGAAGGTCGAGCGGTTGATCGACCCGAGGCGGCTTTGGCGGGGGAAGAAGAGGAGCCAATGAGCAAGCACAGCGAGGGGCCGTGGCGGCTGGAAAAGAGGGACAGCAATGTCCTTCCCGGTGACACGTGGGACGAGGTCGTCGACGCCAATGGAGTCGCTGTTGTCGAGGCATACTCCGATGACGGGGCGGGAAGCCTGCGAGGCGAGACCTGCATGCGTGACGAGGACGCCCGGCTCATTGTCGCCGCGCCGGAACTGCTGCGCGCCGTGCGCGAGAGCGTCGGCGTTCAAGGCGCATGCGGCCCGTGCGAGCGGCGCGCTGACGACGGTCTGCCCGGGGAATGCTCGTGGTGCGACAGGGCCCGGGCCCTCATCACCAAAATCGAGAATGGGACATGACCGCTATTCCTTCCCACTGCCCCAACTGCGGCTTGGTCGCCAATGAGGTGCACTCTTCCGAGCCGCCGAGGTGCATCCGCTGCAAGGAGCCGGTGTGCAAGTCGTCGATTCAGGAGGCGTTTGAGAACGCGCACACGTCGGGCGTCTTCGCGACGAAGTCTGCGCCGCCATTTCGGACGTTCTCCATGCCGGCGGTTGTGGCCGATCCCGCGCTTGCCCCCGGCGAGTGGTACCTGCGGCAGGAGCGCGAACTGGCCGCGGCGTTGGAACGGCGGGTGGCAGGCGTCATGCGCCACCGCGAGCGCTACGTGAAGGCGTGGATCGCGCAGACCGGACTCAAGCCATCGGAGGCCGAGATCGTCGAGGAGCACCATCCCAGCGGGACGGTGGTGGTGCGGGTGAGGAAGCGGCGGGAGGTGGAGGGGTGAGCGTCTTCTACCAGTGCGACTGGTGTCTGGGGATGTCGAAGCGCCTCGTGAACTGGAGGACCATCGCGCACGGGGATCTGCTGGACCGGATCGGGGGCGCACGAATATCGTGGGGGTGACAGACGGTGGCCCGGGCGGAATCTACCGTGGGGCATCGTCGCCGTGAAAGCGGGAAGACCGGGGGACACGGCTCTGACCAGCGACGCTCTCTAACAACCGCGCGTCCGCAGCCGACATCGGCCGGGCAAGCGGGTCACTGCAAATAAGAGATCGACCATCCGGACAGGGACCGGAGGGGATAGTTCGCGATCTGCCCGTTACTTGGGTCACCCGGTCCACCCAGTGCCCAATGGCCACGTGGAATGGTTCGGCTTCGGCTCGTATCCCGCCCGGGTCCAGCGCGTGTGGACAGCGACCCGGGTGGAGATGGTGATCGACCTCGGATTCCGTCAGGTGGTCACGTACCCGTTTCACCTCGCCGGGGTGGCCGCGCCGCTGCCGAACGACCCGAGCCCGGTGGCCAGGTCACGGGCAATGGCGGCGCGGATATTCGTGTGCGACTGGCTGGCCCACGGCGACCCGGGGGCGTGGCCGTTTCGGCTGGTCAGCATCATGACGCCACAGGACCACGTGAAGGACCGCGGCCTGTGGCAGGCGCGGATCTACCGCATGCGCCCCGACGGTGGCGAAGAGTGCCTCAACGAGGCGCTGCTTGAAGCGGGGCACGCGGTTGACCCGAAAGTCGGGGGACAAGCCGATCCTGGGGCTCAATAGGCGACGTGGCACCGAGTGGAGAGCGGGGCCGCGGACGAGGGAGAGCCGCGCCCGATAAGAAGCCAAAGAAGCGGGCCGCGCCCTCTCAAAACAGAGGAAAAACCGGCCCAGTGGCGCCCGGGCGACTGTTCGAGCCCGGCAAGAGCGGCAACCCCGGCGGGCGACCATCGACCAAGTACATCCGCGAATGGCTCGCGGAGGCTGCCGATGGCAACGGCGGCAAGAGCAGACGGGAAAAATATCTCAACGCCCTCTATGAGATGGCCAGCGACACCGAGCATCGCGACTGCGCCAAGGCCGCGCTCGGCCTCATGGCCTACGACTTCGGAAAGCCAGTGCAGACGGTCGAGTTGACCGGCAAGGACGGCAAGCCGATCGAGACCTCCGACCGCACGATCGACAACCTGACGAGCGAGCAGCGGATCAAGCGCATGAAAGATCTGCTGGACAAGGCGAGCGTCACCGCCGCACCCAGCGAGCCCGCCCCCGATGGATCTGACCCGCCTCAGTCCGGCTGAGCGGGCCGAGCTCGCCGAACTGCTCGAGCAAAGTTTCGGGGGCGAAGGGCTCGCCGACTACATCCGGCGCACACGGCCGTTTGAGGCGCCGCCGAAGCACCTGATGCCGCTGGTCGGCGCCTTCGAGCGCGCGCGGATGGCTGGCGTGTTCGGGCGTCCCGGCGTCCGCATCTGCGTATCGATGCCGCCGCGAGCTGGCAAGTCAACCACGGTCCGCAGCGCGATCGCATGGTGGCTGCTCCACCGGCCCGCCGACCTGTGCATGTACGTCTCGTACAACGCCGATATCGCCGCCCGAGATCAGGGGTACAAGACGCGCGCAGAGGCCGAGCGGGTCGGGGTGCACTTGGCGTCCAACCGGGCGGCAAATGACGACTGGGCGACCACGACGGGCGGCGGGATGCGGTCCTGCGGCATCAACGCCGGCATTACCGGCCGCGGGGCCAGCGGCTTTGTGGTGGTCGACGATCCCTATTCGGGCTTCGAGGAAGGCGAAAGCCCGGTGGTTCGGGACCGGGTGTGGGAGACGTTTTGGGGTGACGTGATGACCCGTCTTGAGGGGTGGGCTAGCGTGATCGTGGTTCATACCCGATTCAACGAAGACGACTTGATCGGGCGTCTTGAGGCGCAGGGCGGGTGGGAGATCATCAGCATCCCGGCGATCGCCGAGAACGACAACGACGTTCTGGGGCGCAGTCCCGGCGAGTCTTTTTGGCCCGAGCGCCATCAGTACGCGATCGCCGAACTGGTCAAGCTACGGGCGGCAAGTCCGCACGTGTTCGCGGCGATGTTCCAGCAGTCTCCGGTGGGCCGCGGCCAGAAAATGTTCGGGCCGCCGACGTTCTACGATCCGACCAAGGTCGACTTGACGGGATGCACGGCGGTGATCGGCGTCGACCCTGCGGCGAGCGAGAAGACATCGGCCGACTGGTCGATAGGAGCACTCCAGGCCATTCGCCACCCGCGCGACGTCACCAAGGCGACCTCTCACGTCCTGAATGTGCTGCGGCGCCAGGTTGGTATTCCGCAGTTTGCCCGCGAATTGCTCGGATTCCAGCGGAGCAACTGGGGCGCACCGCTAGTGATCGAGACCGTCGGCGCTTTCAAGGCCGTTGCCCAGTCCATCAGGGAGGCGGCACCCGGGATCGTGATCGTCGAACTCACGACGGCCGAGGAACTGCACGGCAACAAGTTCCTGCGTGCCCAGCCGTTCGCGTCGGCGTGGAATGGTGGGCGGGTGCTGGTGCCGAACAACTCGCCACCGTGGCTTGAGCCGTATCTCGCCTGCGTGAAGTTGTTCACGGGCGTGAAAGACAAGCAGGACGACGACGTCGACGCCAGCGCCCATGGGTTCAACTACGTGACGGGCGGACTGCCGCCGGTCATGCGCGGCTCGGTGGCGCAGCCGCAGCGCTGGCGCTGACCGCGAAACTGGGGGTGCCCGCTGTGCCCATGTGAGGCTTGGCGCCGAGGAGACAAGCGATGGCGATTCCAAACAAGGCCACGGGATACGGGAACAACTCGACGGCCACGAACGTCTTCCGGATCACATTCTCCACCGCGTTGAGCTCGGCTCCCAAATACGAGGCGTACGACGGCGGCACATACCCCGCCGTCGGGTCGGCGACGACCACCGCGAACACCGTGCTCGCCGGCACCGCTGGCAACTCGAACAAGTCGATGATCTGCCTCGTCGACACCAACTCAGCGCCGACGTCGAGCTGGAAGCCCGCGAGCGCCACCGGCGGCAGCGCCAACCCGAACCGTCTCAAGGGCACCACGAACTTCGTCACCGCCGGCAACACCCCGGGCGCTGGCGGCGTCGTCAAATTCAACATGGTGATCGAGGTTCCCTCGGACGCCACCACGTCGAGCACGATGGCGTTCGATCTGCTCATCCGCTACACGTACACCGGCTCGGCCCCGTCGCTCACGTGGGCGTTCAACGACGGTGGTACTGAGGGAGCGCCAACCTGGACGAACCTGACCCCGGGCACCCACGGCATTCGCCACACGCGGGCCGGAGTCTCTGGCGGTGGTCCCTACCTGGCCAATATCCCGGCCTCGGGGACAGAGGACACGGCCGAGGGGTGGATAGCAGTCTGATGCACCCGAAGATCGACGAAGAGACCGGCAACGCGATCCTCGTCTGCGCATGCGGGGCCGAGGTGGACAAGGGCTGTCCGCCCATCCCCGGGCAGGACGATAGCCTGTTCACCTGCGAGGTCTGCCAGCGCGCCAAGGATGCGGCGGCCGTCCGGGCGCGCATCGCTGCTGCCGGCGGCCCGGTGGAGTTGAGGGGCTGATGGGATTTGCGTTCTCCACTCGCGGCGGTGAGTATGGCTTCGCCGTCGAACTTGCCGACGGTCGTGTCCTCCGCGAGTCTGACGTGACGTGGGATGACGTCCCGGCCGGCGCAGCGGTGCGGAAGCTCGAGATCGTCCACCTCCGCACCGGTGTCTCACACGTCTCGATCTCCGACTTCGCGCAGTTTTTCTTCGCGAACGAGGCCGAGGGTTTTCTCACGGTGGGCGGGAAGCACGACGGCCGCCAAGGGTTGCGCCACGTGGCGAAGATCTTCGGCGGCATCAGCCGCGACGGGACCGTAACGGAAGCGCGCATGACATTCGACGCTCCTGGGCTCCCGCGTGTCAGTCAGAGGCGCTACGGGTTCGATGGGTTCCCGTACGTCCAGTCAGTGCTCCGGCCGGGCGCCGCGAGCGCGGGAGCGTGAGGCTGACCGATGGGCGCTCTCGTCACCGCCTTCGAAACCGCCGTCCTCAATCACTGGTTTCGAAACGAGGACATCCCCGGGATTGGCGATGCGGGCGGGCTGCGAGGGTCCGCTACCGCTGGTAACTGGTACGTCTCGGGCTGCCTGACGTGGCCAGGTGAGACGGCATCGCAAAACAGCGGAGAGGCAACATATACGGGATATCTGCGCCATCAGGCGGCGCGGAGCTCGGCCGGCTGGAGCGCGGCAGTCAACGGCACGATCGCTCCCGCAGCGCCGATCCAATTCGGCGAGCGGACCGACGGCGGGGCGGCGCAGGAGATCTGTTACGTCATCATCGGCGACTCGTCAGGGACGGGCGCGGGCACGGCTCGCACCTGGGGCGCGGTGGTGGATGCCTCGTTCGTCGCACGGCCGTTCTCGGCTGCCTCGACCGCGAGCGACACGATCCGCATCGTTGGCCACGGGCTGGCGAGCGGTGATCGCATTGCGTTCTTCAATTTCGAAAGCTTTGCCAACATGCCCGGCGGGCTCACCGAGGGGACCGTCTATCACGTCCGCTCGGGCGGGTTGACCGCCGACGAGTTCACGGTAGCCACGACGGCGGGAGGGGCGGCCGTGGATATCACATCGCTTGGCGATGGCTACGCAATCAAGATCAAGCCGATCGTGGTCGTTCAAGGCGTCAACCCAACCCTGGATTCCAACTCCGTGGTGAGGCTCGGCTAGCGAATGGGCGCGATGGGGATTAGGCGCCGAGCGCCGTTCTGGAGGGCGCACCCAGTCGGCCGTTACGTGGTCGATCGCGAAGGGCGACCGGTGCTCATCTGGGGCGAGGGCGCGTGGACACTGAACAGCCAGCTGGCCCCGCTCGCGTCCCACTCGGCTACACCAAACACGCCAGCAGCGTCGACGCTGGCAGTGGGTCAGCGAGTCTACCTTGCGGATCGCCAAGCGAGGGGGCTGAACTGCTTCGGACTGCAGTTGATCAGCCGATACCAGGGGAGCTCTCCGAACGACAGCGACGGAGTCGCCCCGTTCACCACCGCGAACGACTTCGCGACCTTCAACCAGGCCTACTTCGACAAGGCCGCTCGGGCCGTCCAACTCGCGGGCGAATACGGAATGGTCGTGTTCATCTTTCCCGCATGGGAAGGCTACAGCGACGGCCTCCAGGGCTGGCACGACGCCCTGGTCAGCAACGGTACGATCAAGTGCAAAGACTACGGCGTTGCGGTCGCGAAGACTTTCTACAGGTTCGACAACATCGTCTGGGGATTCGGCGGCGATCGGAACACCTCATTCGCCACCGCTGAGGTGCAAGCGCTGGCCGACGGCGTGCTCAGCGTGGACACGCGCCACATGAACACCGCCCATTGGAACTTCGCCTCCTCAGACTCGCAGACCGGCCCGTGGAACACTACGCGGCCGATAAAAACGACCTACGCCTGGAACTCCGGACAAGGCGGGCCCGTCTACACCCAGGTCCGCACCGAGTACGATCAGAACACCGGACCGGTGTTCACAATCGAGTCGCTCTACGACGGGAACACCTCGTTCGGGTGGACCCGTCAGCTCGGCCGGACGCAGTCGATCATGACGATGCTGATGGGCGGCTGCGGATCGTGGTACGGGCACGAAGGGGTCTGGCATCTCGGAGCGCCCAACACGAACCTGCCATCGCAGAGCCAGAATCAGCCCTACAACCTCGAAGCCGCGTCGATGACCGATCAGGTCGCTATCAGGGGCGCCTTCGTCAATCGCCGCTGGTACGATCTGGTGCCCGATGCCGAGGGGACGGCGTTCGTTACGGCAGGGCGTGGGACGTACAGCAACAACGATTACGTTGGCGTGGCGAAAACGGCTGACAGCACGCTGGCATTTCTCTACTGGGCGAGGTCCAGCGGCTCGTTCACGGTGGCCCGTTCCGGGATGTCCGGGACATTCACATTCAAGCGGATCGATCCGACCACGGGCACTGAGACGGCGGTGTCCGGCTCGCCATTTACCAACACCGGGACGGTTACCTTCACCCCGTCGACCGACTGGGGCAACAACGCTGGCGGAAATCCCGACTGGCTGCTGGTGCTGGAGGTGTAGATGCCTTCCGTAAAATCAACAGACGCAGCACGAGTCTCGACAAACGGAACCGGGCGCCCGTCGCCCACCGGGTCCTGGCACTGGGGCGTTTGGGTGCGCCTGAATGCGTACTCCGCGCAATTCATGCAAGTGCTCTCTTGGCACAACGCATCTACGGTGTTTTACGGCATCGACAGTGGCGAAGTGGTCAACAACACCACGCTCGACGTCTACTGCACGGGCGCTACTGCACAGTCCGTCGCGACCGGCAGCTACACGGGGTGGGTCTTCGTTTCGGGATCGCACGTGGCCGGGACGTCCAACTACAAGATCAGTTTCAGGAATGAGGGCGCAGCGACGCTCTCCACGTTCACGCTTGTTGGATCTGGCGAGCATGCCTTCGATGTCTTCTATCTGTTCAACACGACATTTGGGGACCCGTGCGACACGAACCTGCGATCATTCTGGTTTAAGGACTCGGTCCTCAGCGATGCCGATCTGCTCACGGCAAGCAGCAGCCTGAGCGCGCCAAGCGGCACGAACGTAACGTTCCTTCCCTTGGACGACCACACAACGGCTGGAACGAACGCCGGCACGGGGGCGAATTGGACCGTCACGGGGACGCTGACCACGACGACGGGCGCGGGCTCGGAGCCTGCGCCGAGTCTCCCTGGGAAGGCCGACGCCCCGATCATCTCCATGGCTTCGCAGAGAATCGCGCGCAACACACTCTTGAGAATGTGAGGAAAAACCAATGGGCAGAATGTACACGGCTGTTTTCCAGGCGGCTGTGGTCACGGCCGCGCAGGATTTGATCTCGCTGCTGGCGACATCGACGGTGCGGATTCGTCTGCACGCGGTCTTCATCGCCCAGTCGAGCGATGCGGGTGACGCGGCCGATGAACAACTGCGGATTCGTATCCGCCGCGGCATGACCACGGCTGGCTCAGGCGGTGGCACCGCCACGCCAGTGGACATCCACAGCACCGGCACCGCCGCGACGGCGACGGCGAGAATCAACGACACCACGGCGGCCAGCGCTGGCACCATCACCGAGGTTCACGAGGAGTGTTTCAACGTGCGCGGCGGGTGGGCGTGGATTCCGACTCCAGAGATGCGACCGATCTGCGAAGTGAGCACGCGGATCGCGATCAACCTGCCCGCCGCCCCGGTTGACCCTCTGACCATGTCCGGGACTGTCTACTTCGAAGAACTCTAGTCCGAAGGGGGCCCCGTGTCCTGGGTCTACCGCCCGCCACATCACATTGTCCGTCGACCGCCATTCGTGGCGTTCGCGACGGCTGTGGCGTCGGGAGAGATCGAGGCGACGGCCCGCGCGGCCAACCTCGTCACCCTCGAAGCGACGACAACGGCCCGGGCCGCGAACCTGGTCACCCTCGAAGCCGCCGCTACCGCGCGCGTCGCCAGCAAACTGGAGTTCGCGGGCGTCTGGGCGTCGACGTTCAGTTCGTTCGTGCTCATGTCGGGCTACGCCGAGGTCCGCGCCCGTGCGGCCAACCTGGTCACGCTAGAGGCGACTAGCCTTGTGCGTCTCGCGCAATTGGTGTCGCTGGAGGCCACCGGGACCGCGCGCACCGCCGGGCTGGTAACGCTGGAATCGACGGCGACGACTCGACTGGCGCAATTGGTCCAGTTCGAGCCCGACGAGGTCGCCCGACTCGCGAACCTCGTGGCGCTGGAAGCCACCGCGATCGCCCGACTGGCCAACGCTGTCACCCTGGAGGTCGCGACGAGCGCACGGCTCGCGCAGACGCTGTCACTTGAGCCCAGCGGGGTCGATAGGCTGGCCAACGCGATTGCACTGGAGGCGACGGTCCTCGCGCGCCTTGCGCAGGCGGTAACGCTGGAGGCCGGCAACGTCGGCGGGCTCGCAAATACGCTGACCCTGGCTGTTGAGGCGACGGCGCGTGTTGCCAACCTGCTCAGCGCCGAAAAGACCGACCTCGGCCGACTGGCGAACAGCACCGTGTTCACCGAAGCGTCTGATAGCGCGGGGCGGCTGGCCAATCTGGCGACGTTCTTCGCCGCGTCCACTGGCACCCGCGTCGACCTGCCCGGATCCAGCGGGAACCAGTCAAGGCCAACGCTTTCGGGAGAGAGGAAAGACCAATGATCGCTGACCACCACGTTGGACAAGGCGACCTTGAGCCGTCGATCGGAACGACGCTGAAGGACGAGAACGACATCGCAATCAACCTCACCGGCTACACGGTCGCATTTCGCATGCGCCTCGTGGACAAATCGCGGCCGGCGTTCGTGGGTACGGCCGTCGTCGTGAACGCCACCACGGGAGAGGTCCGTCACGATCGGGTGCCCGGCGAGACGGACGTTCCGGGTCTGTACGAGGTCGAGTGGCCGGCGACGAAACTCGGACGTCAAGAGACGTTCAGCAACAACAACAAATCCGCCCTGTGGATCGCGCCGAAGGTGTAGTCCGCCGCGAATCTTGGGTGACCGCCGACGGCAGCCGCAGGATTGGCCTGATGAAGCGACCCCTGGCTGAAAGCTTCGACGTCGACGGGTCTCCCGTGGCACCGCCGTCGCCTGCGCCGGAACCGACGCCGAGCGATCCGCGCGAGCCGTCCGAGGACAAGACGCCGGTGCAGCGGCCGAGGCCGAAGGTGCCTGCTGATCCGGAGGACCGGGAGTGACCAGGCGGAACTTCTTTTCTCTGCTAGGACTGGGCATGCCAGCGACGACTGCCGCGGCGATGTCCACGCCTTCGGTGCCGGCCAAAGTATGGACGTGCAAGACGCCAGGTCTCTACCCTGACGGCGAAGGGAGCGGCAGGAGGACGGCGCTCTACTGGCACGGCGAGAAGATGGCCACGGCGGTCGTGGCGGCGTGTCCTGCCGAGGGATGGTTCGACGTCCGTTGGCCAAGGCCGCGGAACTTCGTGTATCCCAAGGTGCCGCTGCCCGATCTGCGCAGTCGCGAGCACCATCTCACCGACGTGGAAACGGGGCGCATGTTCACGCGGCACTACGGGCCATATGAACTGCGCGACCTGATCACGGGCAACATCGTTGCGGTGTCGCGTGGCGGTTGATCCCCCCCGCGCCGTCGAGCACGTCGGCCCCAGTCCGGAGTTGATGTCGGTCCTCCGTGATGGTCGCGCCTATCGCCAGGCGCTCGAGGAAATCATGGTCGCCGCGCGCCCGTCGCTTGCCCGTTCCGACGAGACTGGCGAACTCGCACGGGCCGTGATGGCCATCGCCAAAGGTGCGCTGCCCAATGTCGTCTGAGACCTCCGATCTCACCCCCCAGGTGATCGCGGGCGCCGTAGCCTCCGTGAACGCGCGCGATGGCTCGTCCGGCACGCTCACCGAGGCGACTGCGCCGAGCGCCGCCGGCCTTCCGTATTCGATCCTCAAACAGACCCATCCCACCCACGACGCCGACTATTGGCGCGAACTGCGCGCCCTCTACGAGGGCGGGAAGACATTGCTCCGAGACGACAAGGTGCTGAATAGCCTTTTCCCGCGGCACCGAGGAGAACACGACGCGCTCTATCGGGAGCGCCAGCGGCGGGCCTTTTACGTTCCGTACGCCGCTGAGATCCTCGATCACCTCGTGGCCGGCGTGACGTCCGATCCCGTGACCATGACGATGGGTGGCGAACGCGAAGAGAGCGAGGGCTTACCGCCATTCTATCAGGACTTCGTCGAGGACGTGTCGCCCGACGGCGGCGCGAAGGTCGCGCTCAACGAACTTCTCGCCGACCAGCTGCGCACGGCCCTGCAAACGTGCTGGTCGTGGACGCTCGTCGATCTCCCGCCTGCCGTCGACGAGAGCGGACAGCGCGTGGAATACGCCAGCCTCGGCGACCAGGACAAGGAAGGGGCGCTCAGAGCATACGCGGTCGCGCTCGATCCCGAGTCGGTGATCGACTGGGAAGAAGACGAATCGGGAGATCTGCTCTGGGCGATGGTCCGGCTCGTCGACCAGCGACGACAGACGGTGATGGGTTCACGCTCGATCGTGACCGAGCGCTGGACCTACTACACGCAAACAGGATGGGCCCGCTTCGAGCGCGAGCGCGAGGCGAACAAGCAGTTCGATGACAAGGACATCATTCCGCTGGTCGCGCAGGGAGAGCATTCGTTCGGGCGCGTGCCGATTGTTCGTCTGTGCCTCCCACGCGGCCTGTGGGCGATGAACAAGATGCACGGGGCCGCCGTTGAACACTTCAACAAGCGATCGGCTCTCGCGTGGGGAGAGTTGCAGGCGCTTCTCCCCGAGCTCTACGAGTTTCTAGGGCCAGAGGGCGGAACCAAGGGCGCGATGATCGGGCAAGCGCAAGAGGACGCCGGCCGCGCCGTGAACCAGCGCCGCGGCCAAGGATTCGTCCAGCAGCGCGGGCACGAAGACCGCGCCGAGTTCATCGGCCCCAACGTCGCTCCGTTCGTCGAGGCGCGGAACTCGTGCGACTCGCTCCGCGACGACCTCCACCGCGTGATGCACCAGATGGCGCTGAGCGCGGCCAACAACGCCGCCGCTCTCAAGCGCTCGGCCGAGAGCAAGGAGCAGGACCGCGCCTCAGTTGAAATCGTCCTGCGCGATCTCGGTCTCGCGGCAAAGAAGCACGCCGAAGCGATCCTCAACATGGTTTCGCGCGGCCGGCTGGAAGAAAAGTTGGTCGACGAGTGGGTCGCCAAGGGAATGTCAGAGTTCGACGCGATCGCGGTGTCTGACTCGCTCAAGAACGCGCTCGACATCGATATGCTGGCGATCGAGAGCCCGACGTTTCGCAAGCGTCACCGGATGCAGATCGTTCGCGAGGTGCTGGAAGGGCGGGTCAAGCCGGAGGATCTCGAGCAGATCGAAAAGGAACTAGAGGAGAACATCGATGACGAGTCTTTCAAACCGGGGGCCGAACTGGAGGTTGAGGTCGATCGCGTGAAGGCGTTGGGAGCGGCGCAACCGAAGCCGGGGGCGAGTCTGAAGCCGGGTGGCAACGGGAAGGCGAAGGGGGAAGCGGACGCGACATGACCGGTCACTGGGTCTTCTTCCTGCGATCGAACGGCTGCTCGAATCTCGCCTTTGACGAAGGCGTGCCGATTCAAGAGTGCCTGAGGCGGGGCGCGCGGGAGATCTGGGCGAGGACAGGGGTATTCCCGCGTTCGGCTGAGGTGACGCCGTCGGCGTTCGCCGAACTGAGGGAGTTCTTCGGCGCCCACCTGCGGCTGACAGGGGAAGGCATTGTGTTCCACGTGGACGGTCGCCCGATGTTCGTCTGCGAGAGCAGAGACACCGTTGCCGCGGGGGGCGAGGAGCCGTTGCATTGGGCGCCGCTGTGAAACAGAGGGGGCATCAGACATGAGCGATTTGACTTGGCTGGAGCGGGCAGTTGTCGAGGCTTCCGTGTCGCCTGGGCTGACACGCGCGGATCTGCCCGCGCTGATGGACTTGGCCAAACGGATCGCCATGAGCGCCGTCGAGCAATCGCAGGTGCAACTCGCAGGCGTGAGCGTGGCTGCGTTCGGCGGCACGAGCGAGCCTGTGCGTGCGAAGGAAGGCGATTACGGGTGGTCGGTCGCCTATCAGGACGTTTTGAGCCTGCGGGAGAAGTATGATCGGCTGCGAGACGCGATCACAAAGGCGCTCGAATGAGCCTGCGCCAGATCCCCGTCTCCCCGTTCCTGTACGACTGGTACTCCGCGGTTTTGGCCGGCACGTCGCCGTACCTCGCCCGCAAGCGTGCCGAACTGAACGAGCGACGGCGCCGGGAAGAGTCGGAACGGTGGGCAGCAGAGAACGGCATCACCGCTGAGTCGTGGGCGGGGATTGATCGGGCGGTAGTGCCGTGGCGGTAGTGCCGTGGCCACCCAGCCCGTAACCAGCGCCAAGCGTCGCCAGATCTTCGCGGTCCTTGAAGAGACCGCGCGCTCAGTCCAGCGCCTGCACGAACCGGCCTTGCGAAAGATGCTGCCCGTGCTGCGACAGGCGCATGAGGAACTCGAAGACCAACTGCGCCGCTGGCTCTCCCGCGAGAACGGCGAGAGCGCATTCACGACCCAGCGCTATCGAAACGCGATCACGCACGTGCGCCATGCGATGGCGACGATCAAGCGCTCGGCGCCCGAGATCGAAGATGCGCTCTGGGAAAGCGCGGACATCGCCGGTCGCCTGTCGACGTCCAATATCGTCCGCGAACTCGAAGCGTTCGGGCGGATCTTCGAGGGCACGATCCAGCCAGTGAATCTCGACGCCGCGGCGGTGATCGCCCAGGGCGAAAAGGTGCTGTGGAAGCAGTTCGAGTCGTCGGCGCGGCGGTACGCGGGATCCATCGGCGAGGGGCTGATCCAAGAACTCGCCGTCAGTCGGGCGAAGAGCGAGACGATTTTCGAGGTGACCAACCGGCTGCAACGGCGGATGCCGGCGATCTTCGCCGGGGACCGGTGGAAGGCTGAAAGGCTGGCGCGTACGGAAGTGATGAACGCTTACGCGGAAACGCACCTGCAGGGGCTGAAGGAGATTCAAGAGGACGATCCCGAGATCGTCGCCCGCTGGGATGCCTCGTTCGATCGGCGGCGGTGCCCCGCGTGCGCTTCCCTCGACGGCCAAGTGCGCGACGTGGCCAACGGCGAGAAGTTCGTGGCCGAGTGGATCAGCAAACGCAAGGTTGGCGTGCGGAGACATCGGAAGATCGTCGAGAAGCCGCCTCTTCATCCCGCTTGCCGCTGTGTGGTAACCACCTGGCGTTCGACGTGGGCCATGGTTGCCCGCAAGACCGCTGCTCTCCCCGCTCCCCCGCCGCCGATTGCGCTGCCCGCCGCCGCCCGCGCCCGGCCGTGAAACTCGGGGGCAACGTCCCCGCGCCCATAACGTGAGGCAGGCACTCTGGAGGAGACTGCATGCTCACGAATATGTTTCAGGCTCAGCGACACGTTTTGATGGCCGCCGCTGGAGATGGCGGTGGCGGTGGAGGGGGTGGCGGGACAGGCAAGGGCGGAGGGGCTGGCGGTGGCGATGGAGACGGCAAAGGCGGAGGCAAGGGCAGTGACGGCGCCGGCGAGGGCGGGGGAGACGACGAAGTCCCCGAGTCGGTGCGCAAATACATCGGCGGCGCCATCAACGCCGCGATGACCAACCACGGAAAGCGCCTAGAGACCCGGCTCGGCGATACGCTCAAGACATCGCTGGCCGAGGCTCTGAAGGCGTTCAAGCCGGCCGGCGATGAGACTGGCGGCGCCGGTGGCCAGGGTGGCGGCAACGGAGGAGGCTCCGGCGGTGGTCAGGGCGGCAAGGGCGACGACAACGCCAACAACCCGCTCGCACTCGAGGTCAAGAAACTCAAAGACGACCTGGAGAAGCAGACCCGTGCTCGCGCCGCCGAGGCCGAGCAGGCGCAGAAGGAACGGGATCTGCGGGCGCGCGGCGAGGAAAAGGCGGCGCTTAGTCAAGCGCTGCGCGCTGCGGGCGTCGCAGAGGGGCGGACAGTCGGAGCGATGGCGCTGCTGTTCCACGAAAAGTCTCTCGTGGTGCGCAACGAGGCCGGCGAGATCTGCCTGAAAACCAAAAAAGTCTACCAGGGAGAAACGGTCGAAGAGATCCTTCCACTGGCCGAGGGTGTCGCGGTGTGGGCGAAGAGCGACGAGGGAAAGGAATACATGGCAGCCGTCGACGCCGGTGGCTCAGGCAACCGCGGCGGCAAGCGCCCCGATGGCAAGGGGAGCGCCAAGCCGACCCTCGACGACGCCTATGCATTCGTCATGACCGACATGTCCCGCCGCTAAGAGCGTTGTCGCGATTCTTGGGGGGCCGTCAAATGGCCCCTTAGAATCGTCTCACGTCGAGACCTCGACGCACGTTCGGTTCGCAACGACACGCGGACCCCCACGGCGGGAGCTGCACGTCAAGCGCGACGTAACAGCGCGGCGAACGCAGCTCCAGCGAGGTCCTCCGATGGCAAACCGCGATTTCGCGTCGATCGACGCGGCACTGGCGACGATCTTCGAGAATCAGGTCGCGCCTCAAATCAACCGCTCTGTCGTGTCACTGCAGGTGCTTCCCAGCATCCCGGCCGACGGAAAGAACATCTCCTGGGATGCGAAGTTCGGGACGGCGACGCCGACCACGGCGGCGATCGGAGACGGAACCGCCGTCACCGTGTTCAACGCGGACGACAAGGTGCCGGCGGTCCTGAACTTCACGACCTACCACGACGCATTCCTGGTGACTGGCCGTGCGAGCGCCGCGAGCGCCGCCGCCGGCAACCCAAATCAACTCAGCAACCTGTTCCGCGACGACCTCCGCGACAGCGTCAATCGACTGGCGCGTGCGATCGGCGCTGACTTCTACCTGGGCACCGGAGCGTCGAACAAGATGCTCGGGATCCTCGATGCCACCTCGGGCGGCATCATCGCCACCGGCACCTACGCCGGCCTCAGCCGCTCGACCTATACGCAGTGGGCGGGCAACCTCGAGGATGCTGGCGGCAGCGAACTTGGCTTCACTCTCATTCGCAACCTGATCCGCAAGATCTACGTCGCGAGCGGGATGAAGCCCGACCTGTTCATCTGCGACCCGACCCAGCACGAAAAGTTGGGCCTGCTCTACGGGGCTCAGCGCCGCTACGTGGACAGCGTCCGCATCCAGGGCCAGGTGATCAAACTGGACGGCGGCTACAACGTGCTCGAGTTCGACGGGCGCCCCGTCATCGAAGATGTTCAGGCTCCGGCGCAGAAGTTCATCGCGCTCAACACCACGGAGACTCGCATGCGGTATCTGCCGCAGCCGAGCGCGGAGCAGCTCCAGGGTTCGGTCGGCGATGTCGCAATCGCCGGTTCTGCCGAGGCGCAGTTCGGCATGGGCGCCGTGAAGTTTATGGGCCGCCTGAAGCGGCTCGCCGACGACGGTGACTCGGCCAAGTTCGCCACCTTCGTGTATCCGCAGGTGCAGGTGAGGACCTGCAACGCCAACGGGTACATCTCCAACCTGGCCGCGTAAGAGAAAGGGACAGCAGACATGTCGTATCCAATTCGTCAGGGCCTGTTGGCCACCTTGGACGCCGTCGAGAACGGCGCGACCATGAACATCTCCGACCTCGACGAGGTCTACTGCCACGTGAGCGGGACCTTCGTCGGCACGTGGAAGGTGCAGATCTCGTTCGACGACGGCGCCACGTGGGCGGATTTCGACACCGGCACCGCGGCGAAACTGACCGTAGTTCTCCCGCCATGCAAGCACATGAGAGCCATCTGCACGGCGTTCACGTCGGGCACCATCACCGTCAATTTCGGCGGGCGCAACAAGACTGGGATCCAGTAACCCCATGCGCTGTCCGCTGGCCCGCTACCGCAACCATGGGAGCGCTCCGATCGAAGTGCGGATTGGAGAACTCCCGGGGGAGCCGCCGTACGTGTATCGGGCAGAACCCGGCGGCGCGGTGGACGGGCCAGCGAACTACGCCTCGGTGTTTCTGGAGGCAGGGCTGGTCGTCGCCGAACAACTCGGCGTCGGCGAGGTGACGGCGCCGAAGGCATGGCCGGGGGCGAGGGCGGCGGCAACGCCCGCTCCCCCTCCCGCTCCCGCCGCGCTGCCGCCGGCCGTCCCCCCTGTGTCGCCCGCCCCCGTCATCATCGGCGAGCATCCGCCGCCCCCCGCTCCCCCGGTGCCCACGTCGAGCGTGGCCACAGCGCAGCCCCTCCATCCCCCGCGACGGCGAGGGGGGTAGCGCGTGGCCTTGACGGCAGCCCAGCGGGCTGAGGTCAGACGCTACGCCGGCTGGGGCGCGCGCTTCAGGCAGTTCGACAGCGCGCTCGACAACGCGATGGATGCGCTGGGCTCCGACCCCGAGCACGAGGTGCAAATCACCAACGCGCTGACCGCAACGCCGCCGGGACTGCTGGCTCAGCTCGCGGACGTCGACGCGAAACTCACGGGTGCCTACGGGCGATTGAAAGCGGACAAGGTCGGTTCGATCGAACTCAACCGCGGCGAACTCTTCCAACTCCGATCCGAGGGCCGCCGCCTCACCGGCCGTCTGTGTGCCCTGCTGGGAGTCCAGCGCCGAGCCGACGTCTACGGCTCGGGCGGCACCGGCGACAACTACGTGGGCAAATGAAGGTTTCGCCGAAAGCGGCCGGCGCGCGGCCCTACTCTCCAGGTGCCTGCCACGCGCCGGCCGCTCAAGGCGGTCTGAGAAAGCTACCACGACATGCCTGGTAGGGCCGATCTCGACGCCGACGTGCTGGTCGACAGCCTCGTCACGGACGTGATCGACGGGCTGCGGGAGGAGTTGCACCCGCAGTTCGGCGTGCGCCCGTACCGGCTCTTTGTCGTGCGCCGGACGTGGGATGGCGAGGCCGTCGGCGACGGCGGGTTCATCGATCGCGAGAACGAGATCAGACCTCAGCCGCGCGTGCAGAACCTTGGGCATTTCGATCAGCACCCGGGCGGCACAGTCGAGCGCGGCGAGGTCAAGGTCACCGAAGTCTCGCTGTCGTACCACTACCAGGAGTTGATGGGCGCGGGACTGGGGGCCAACGAGGAGATCCTCATCCGCATCGACGAAGCCCATGGCCAGGGCAACCCGCCGCGCTACTTCCGTCACTCCAGGCCCCCGTTTGTCGACCGAGAGCGGGACATGGGCTGGGTGCTCTACCTGCGCGCCGTAGACAACGAGGGCTGCGCCGAATGAGCCGCGTGGTCATCAGCGCCAAGGATCTGCCCGCCGAGCTCCAGCGGCGCGAGGCGGCCATCAGGAGGGCCATTGGGCGCGGGATCCGGGATGGGGCGCGGCGCGGGCGGGCGTTCCTCGTGCGCAAGACGCCGAAGGACCAGGGCCAGGCCAAAGCGGCGTGGCGAGACACTGCCACCGGGCGGACATCGGGCATGGTCGCCGAGGTCATGAACGACGCGCCATATATCGGGATTCTTGAGGCGGGCGCGCGTCCTCATCCGGTGAGCGAGGAAGGCCAGCGGGCGATCTTCGAGTGGGTCAAGCGCAACATCGCGAACTTCATCGGGCGCGATCGGGCGCGGACCATCAAGCGGCGCTTCAAGTCCTACCTCGACATCGAGGCCAAGCAAATCGCGTCGGCGATCGTCTGGAAGATCCGCAAGTACGGCCAAGCGCCGACCTACTTCATCCGCGACAGCCTGCCTGAGTTGACCGACTTCGCGGCTGACGAAGTGGCGCGCGAGATGCGGGCGCTCGCCAAGCGGGGAAGGGCCGACTGATGGCCGTCGTGCGACTGGAGGCATTCCGCGCGCTTCAGCGGGCCATTGAGGCTGCGATCCCCGGCCTTGAGATCGTGCTCGTGCAGAAGGCGAGCGGGGCCGAGTGCCTGCCCAACCTGGTGATCACGCCGGTGCGGTTTAGGTACATCCCCGACCAGGAAGAGATCGTCTTCGAGCCCGACAATCAGCACATCGTGCTCAACGTCGGTCGCCACGAGGGAACGATCCAGTTTCGGATCGCGGCGACGAACCTCCAGAAGCGCTACGAGTTGGAACAGGCGCTGCTTGATGTGTTTCTCGGGTGGGAAGGTCATCCCGGTGTCTTATCAACCCAGGTGACCGCGTGCCCGTCGCTGGGAAATTTCCTCGCGTCCTGGGAACTCGAGGACGACGAATGGGACAACGCCAAGACGTTCGACAACCGATACGAATCGGTTCTTGTGATCACCGGGATCATCCCGGCGCTTGTCACGAGGGGCGGCGTCCCGACAGTGCAGCAGTTGCAGTTCGGTCTGACGGCGGATTTCGAAAAGACGTTCACGCCGACGACGTTCACGGCCGCAAATGGCGTGGAACTCGTCCAGATCACAGAGAGCGGGACGATCGCAGCGATCACCTGATGGAGGCATGAGCCGATGGCTTCGGAATATTTTTTCAGCAACAACCCCGTTGACTGGACGAACCTTGAAGGTCTCTACGTCAGCGAGAGAAAGCCCCCCGGCTCGATCCGCGGCGTCGACCTCTCCACCGTCGGTTTCGCCGGCCGCTGCGTTCGCGGCCCGCTGACTCCGCAGGAGATCACGTCAACCGCGCGCTTCATCGAACTCTACGGCGAGCGCGACGTGGGCACCGATGGCGCGGCGCTGGTCGGCGAGGTTTGGGCGGCGCTGCTCAACAAGCCGTTCGGCAAGATCGTCGTTCGTCGAGTAGCCGCCGCCGCCGCGGTGAAGGCGACTCTCACCCTGTCCAACGCCGTGCCCACCGCGATTATCCGTGTCGACGCCGCCAACCCGGGCGTGTGGGGCAACGGCGCGACGGGCGGGATCACCGCCGCCGTGGAGGCAGCAACCGACGCCAACGCCAATCACTTCAACCTGCGTATCAAGTATCTCGGCAGGGACTATCTCTACGAGGACCTGAACACGTTCACGTCGGCCGACAACAACCTCGAAGCCAAACTCGGCGACGACGCGGCCAACCTGATCACGCTGACCAAGCTGGCCGACGGGCGGCCGATCAACATCTCCGACACCAATCTGGCCACCGGCGCCGATGGCACTCTCGCGGCGGGCGACTACACGGCCGGGATCACGGACATCGCCAATTACCCCGGCGTGGCCGTGTGCTTGGTTCCCGAGGCTGGCGTCACGCAGTCCACGCTCAACGCCACGATCGTCACGCTGGCGTCGACGGTCAAGGATCGCGTGTTCCTGACCTGGTCCGGCGTGGTCAGCGAGAGCGTGTCCGCGAACAAGACGGCCTTCACCGCGCAGATCACGACCCGGAGCGACAGGATCGTGTGGTGCTACAACACCACGCAGACGCTCGACGCGAAGACGAAGCTCAAGATCAACCAGGCGCCGCACGTGTGGCTCGCCTCGATCATGAGCCAGACGCACCCGAGCGTTCACAAGGGGTCGCAGCAGACCATGCAGTATCTGGCCGGGGTCGTCTCGGTCACGAATCCGCTGCTCACGCGGCAGGACCTCATCGATCTGCGCAAGCACGGGATCACGACGATCGAGCAACTGGCAAACGAGGGCTTCAAGTTCCGCTCGGTCGTGACCACCAGCCTGACGTCGGGGCTCACGGAGTTGTCGCGGCGGCTGATGACGGACTTCATCCAGCTGTCGGCGGCCGAGCGGCTGAAGTCGTTCCCCAAGGACAAAAACACCCGTGTCTCGCGCGCGATGGAGATCTCGGAGTTGAAGGCGTTCTTGAAGTCGCTGCAGGAAGAAGGGGACGGCAAGACGGTCGACGACGACGATCCCGATCTCGGGCCTGGGTTCATCATCGACAAGGAGTCCGTCAACACCGGGGCGTCACGCGGGACGGGACTCGAACGGACTTTGATCCGGGTCCGACTCGTCAATCACAAGTTGTTTCTGGTTCTTGAATCAGAAATAGGTTCTGGCCTCCTGCTCGAACTGAGCGCCTAGCATGTTCCTTTTCGTGCTTTTCCAAGTACTTCAGTGCGGATCGCACTCGATCCGCCCGGTCTCCCAGGAGTCCGATGCCACGGTTGCATTTGTGGCAGAGGATTCCCCGAACAATCCCGGTCCGGTGGCAATGGTCAGTGTTCCATCCGATCCCGCCGGGATGGTCGCTTTTGCATATCGCGCAGCGCCTGCCTTGGCGTTCGAGAATCGCGTCCCACTCCTTGGGCGTGATTCCGTAGGTCTTTTTGAGGTGGCACTTTCGTTCGCGCACGGGCCCGGTCGCGCGACTGCGCGCAAGGACCATGGCCCGCCATGCCGGGCCAGTCCTGTACAGCATCGACTTTCTGTCCCTGTTGAGTTGCTTTTCCCTTTCGTACCAGGCCGGGTCAGTGATCCGGCGAGCCCGCTTCTGAGCCACGACCTGTTTGCCTCGGCAGACTCGACAGATCCTGCCTGCGTACGGCTTAACCAGAACCGGCTGAGCACACTTCGGACAAATGGGACTCTCCGTTTCCACGATCTCAGTCTCTACAAATCGCGTGCATTGATCAATACGCGCGGAGGGAAATAACCAATGTCGGCACGTCAGCGAGGGCAAGAGGTTTTCGTTCGATTCACCGTCGACGGCGTCATCATGGGCGGCTCCTGGTCCAAGCTCACGGACTGGTCGCTCAAGCCGCGCACGGATCTGGTGGAGGACGATTTCCTCGGGGAGATCGAGTCGGACATCGACATCCAACACCACGGCTACGACGTCTCGTTCTCGGCGCAGAACAAGGACGAGAAGTTGCTGGAGTTCCTCATGGACATCACCGATCGCGAGGCCGCTCGACTGCGGCACCCGCGGATCATCATGACCGTGATGCATTTCTACCGAGAGGCCGGCGCCAAGGACAAGACGCAGTCGTTCTCAGATCTGGTTCTCAAGGTCGACGAGCACGCGTTCGGCGGGCGCAAGGACCGCACCAAGACGACGTTCAGCGGGAAATGCAAGACGATGAGCCTCGCGGCGGCCTAGGCACGGCTGCCGCTGGGTGAAAGGCACAGGAGAGAGACATGGCGAAGCAGAATGGGACCGCCCGGGTGGGCGACAAGCGGCAGAGGGAATTCCACCTGCCGTCGGGATGCAGCGTCGGTTCGTTCGTGATGCGGGAACTCGACGGCAACGACGACCTCGACATCGCGGTGTGGATCGAAGCCGCTTCGACTTCGGCCATCGAAGAGAACCCGATCGCGCTGATGAAGTTCGAGCGCGTCGAGGCGCTGCGGTGTTCGCTGGTCTCGGTGGACGGCGAGCCCGTCAACGTCGACGGCAAGCCGTACAAGGGCATGGACAAGTGGAGTCGTCGCACCATGCAGTTTGTCGGCACGGCCTTCAACGAACTCAACGGCGCCGAGGCCGATGAACTAAAAAAGTTCCGAGCCGGGGAGTTCGGCCCGACGAACCCGGCGAAAAGCGAGGGCCCCGCAGTCCGTACCGGCGTACCGAGCGCCGCCTGATCCGCGAATGGGAGCGACTCGCGTGGCACCTCGACGGGATGCCCTGGGATCGCTTCCTGTCTCTCTCTTGGTATCGCCGATGGGCGATGCAGGAGGAGTTGACCGAGCGGATCGAAGAGACCAACCGGGCGTCCGAGGAGGACGGCGGGCCGGCGATGCGGCCAAAGGAGTTTCGTAGGTGAGCGCCACGACAACCTATGATGTCAACCTGCGTTATCTTTTGGAAGACCGCGCATCAGGCGGCGCCAAGGGACTGGATCGCAACCTGCGCGACGCCGCGCAGTCGTCGAACATGCTCTCGTCGGGTCTCGCCCGTGCCGGTACCGCGATTGCCGGACTCTTCGGGCTGCGCGAGGCAAAGAAGGCGATCATCGATTTCAACTCCAACATGGAGCAGTCGAAGATGGCGATCGCCGGGCTGACCGGCATGAACATGGGCGGCGAGTGGACCGACAACCTGGAGAGGGCCGGTCAACTCGTCAAGGATCTGAAGGCCGACGCCGCCGTGTCTCTCGGGACCACCGAAGACATGGTCAACATGGCGAAGATGCTGGCCCAGCCGATCGGCGCCGCGCAACTGGGGATGAAGGGGCTGCGCGAGTTCAGCCGGGACACCGTCGTCGCCGCTGCGTCGATGGGAATCGCGACCGACGTGGCCGCCCGTGATATCGACCAGGCGCTACGCGGTCAGTTCCACTCAGTCGACCAGTTCACGGGAAAACTGCTCGGAACCAAGGACATGGGTTATGCGGGCGAGGAAGGGCGATCGCGCTTCAACGCGCTGACCATGGCCAAGCGCGCTGCGGAACTCCGCCGGGCATTCGACAGTCCCGCGCTGCAAGCGATGAAGAAGGCCCAGGGAGACAGCTTCGAGGGCGCGACGTCCACGCTCAAAAGCAACCTGCAAGACGCCATCGGTGACGTTGGCCTACCGCTATTCAAGCAACTCACCGCTGAGGTCAAGCAGTGGAATGCATGGATCGCGGCGAACGGCGAAGCCATCGCCAACTTCGGCCACGCGCTGTCCAAGAATCTTACCAGCGCGTTTCAGTACCTGAAGAGCGTTGCGACCTTCTACGTCCAGAACAAAGACACCCTGATCTCCATCGCGAAGATCTGGGCGGCGTTCAAATTGACCAGCATGGGCGCTGGGGCAATCCAGGGCGCCTTCGGCTCGCTGAGCGCTCTCGGCGGGCAGTTCACGTCGCTCAGCGGCGGGATGACTGGGTTTCTCGGCAAGCTCGGGTCCGCCACGTCGGCGCTTGCAGCACTCGCGGTCGCGTCTCACGCGGTCGGAACGCTTCTGGGGGAGCGCAGCGTCGCCAAGGAAGATGCACGGGCGAAGACGATGTTTACGCTTCCTCAGGTGCTCAAGGACTTCCAGGCGCTGTCTGCCTCGAAATTCGCTGCCCATGATCTCGCTCGCTTCTCGCCGGCATTGGCGGAGGAGCAGGCGCGCATGCGCAAGGCGATGGCCGAACGCCTGCGGAAAGCCGGACTCGCCGGATCGCGTGGTCTCGAGCAGAGCGAGTTTGCCGATTCGTTGCGGGCCGATCCCGGGCTAGCGCGAGACTACGCGCAACGCCTCGGGCTCATGCAGACGCACAAAAAGCGCTGGTGGGAGGCCGCTGGCAACGTTCCGCAGGGATCGCTGATCACCGACCCGAATCAGATCGCGGAAGCCTTCGCGCGCGCTATCGCTCCCCACCTGCAGGGCGCGGCGAAGGACGCGATGAAGCCGATCCCGGAGTTGCCGGCACGGGCCAACAGCGCGGAGAAGCCAAAAGTGAACATCACGATCCAGCGCATCGAGGTGGCGTCGAACGACCCCGATCGCTTCGCGTTCGCCATGTCCGAATGGGCGAAGCGCGCCGCCAAGAACCCCGGCCAGGCGCGGAGGACGTTCCGCGAGGGATAGCCGATGGGCAAAGAGGCGAGCGTCTTCACGATCCAGGAGTACACGACCGCGGGAGGGGCATTCGGCGAGAACCCCGACGGCGAGCGCTTCCAGTGGGTGGCCGCCGGGACTTCAACGAATGGCGGCGCACGCGCGATCCCAAAGCGCCCATGGAGCCTCCCGGGCAAGCAACGGATCGTCCGCACCGACTACCCCGGGGCAAAGCGGGCATCCGCGCAGGTACTCGGCCCCAAACACGAGCCGTCGACGCTCGAAGGGCGCTGGGACGACCGCTACAACTTCGCCGGATACGCCGTCTTCGAGAAGGACCGATTCTTGAAAATGTGCGAGCGCGGTAACCCCGTGCGGGTATCGTTTCAGCAAGAAGTCTACGACTGCATCATTTCTGACTGGTCCTTCGAGTACCACCGAGACGACTACATCAAGTACTCGTTCACGATCGACAACTACGGCCGCCCTGACAGCGTTCCGCGCCGCGACCCTGAGATCGTGTTGTCGGCGCCAAAGGCATTCGACGATGCGAATGTCATCGCGCAATCGATGGTCAGCCTGCAGGGGCAGACGCCGTCGTCGGCGATGAAGGGCACGCTGAAACGGGACTTGGACACCGCGCTCAGCGACATGTCGCTGAACATGAACAAACTGGCCGACGTACTCGACACGCGATCAGGTGTGCTCAAGCCGATCGGTGAATTCAAGCGAACCGCCACGATGTTCCGCCTCGTCCAGGGCGACGCCACGGCCATTGTCGCCAAGTTGGCCGCTGCGCGATCTGACCTCGACCTTGGAATCAAAACGGCAATGAACGTGCTCGACTTCGAGGCGTGGTCGAGGGGGATGCGGTATCAGGCGCGACTGCTCCTCGGGACGGCTGGGATCGGAGCTCGCGGAATGGAAGAGCGCGGCGCGCCCCCGGCAATCGGGTTCTATCGTCCTCGCAAGGGAGAGTCGCTCTACGCGATCAGCCGCCGATTCTACGGCACTCCGCACTCATGGCGGCTCATCGCAGATCGCAACGGGCTTTCCACGCTTCGCCTTGACGGCACGGAACGCCTGATCATCCCCGAGCGGGGCGTCGGGTGACCACGTCGGCGTACTACCCGGTCGCGCGCGCCGTTCTGACTGTGGTGTTCGATGGCTTCGGCGAAGCCGCCAAGGACTCGCAGCAGTTTGTCATTCCGGTGGTACCGAAGGCGGTCACGGTCCACCGCAACAGTTACCGGCTCGCCGACTCGTGGGAA